GACCCCCATAGGTGGTAGCTCCATGGACGATTCGACCCCCACCGACCCCCCTCTCCAACAGACCGCTAACCCTATCTTTCCTATGGAGTTCTGGCCTTCCGGGGTAGGTCGAGGCATCTGTCAGGTCCGCTACACCCACGACGACATGATCGATACGATCATCGCTAACCCGGTGATTAGTCAGAACGAACTGGCGGCCCGCTACGGTTACACAGCCTCGTGGGTCTCACAGATAGTCACTTCGGATGCCTTCCAAGCTCGGCTCCATGAACGCAAAGACCAACTGACCGATCCCACGATTCGGGCCACCATCAAGCAGCGTTTCGAGGCGCTCATCGCCCGGTCGATCTCGATCCTCGAAGAGAAACTCAACAAGCCCGCCGACGCGGTCTCCGACCAACTGGTCCTGCAGACTCTCGGGCTCACTTCACGCGCAGCGGGCTACGGGGCCAGGGTCGAAGCACCCCCCGCCGCCCCCGTGAACATCAATCTGTATCTAGAACAGCACGCCGGGAACCTGACCCGCTTGCTACACAAAGAAAAGGCAAAAGTTCTCGATCTTCAACCCGATTCTGAGGAGTAATCTCGATGTCCACCGTACTTGTTGCTGGGGTTGTCACCCTCACAGTGAACCCCGGCCAGCCCCTGCCCGCAGGCAGCGCCGCCCAAGCCTCGATTGCCGTGGTAGTCACTGACGCTGCAGGCACAGTGAGCCCAACAGTAGCTCTCACTGGTCTTGAAGCGCCGACTCCCTGGGCCTTCCCAGCCACTCTTGCTGCGGGCGATGCCACCTTCGTCGCTACGGCGATGGACGTGAATGGCGCCGCCATTGGTGCGCCGGTCTCCGGGACCTTCCCGGTCGCCGCCAAGGCCGAAGGCACCTTCAATGCCCCGGTTTCCGCCAGCTTCGCCGCTACATGAGCGTTGAGCGGCAGCTAGAAGTCATCGAGAGGGTTCTGGCGCATCAGTCGCGGGTGTTGGGGGAGATCCACGGGGGTCTCTTCCACCTTCGCCATGAGGTTGAGGAGCTTGAGGGCCGGTTGGAGCTTATCAGCAGGCAGATCCGCGATCTAGCGGATGAGATAGGCCCTCCGATGACCTATTCCGCCCCGATTGCGGTGACCTTCAATGCTTCCTGAGGCGCGAAGCGCCGATCTTCTCTTCTCTTCTCTTAAAAAAGAACCAAAACGCATGAAATACCTCGGCGGGTGGTTATTTTCACCCGAAGACCTTCTTCCTGCGCTTCCGCCGATTCAAAGTACTACGTTGTGAAGTTGCTACCCTGGAGGCTCTATGACATTGCGGTTTAAGAAGTCCAACGGCCATGAGTTATCTCGTCATCAAGGGAAGATCCTTCCCTCTCCTCCACCCGCAGGCGGTGGACGCTATGGGGCTAGCTTGGAGACCTCTCGGGATGTCCCCCATCAGGATGAACCTACGGACGGTCATCCAGTCAATGCTCATAAGCAGATGGCGGGCAATCGTAACCCTGGCAAGATCCCACATTGGCACTAATGAACCGTCGAACCTTTCTGGTTCTGCCTATCTTCCTCGCCCCTGTTGACTTGTTCAGGGGGAGGAAGCAAAAGCTTGTTCTTGTGGGAGGGACTCTTCCTCCAGCGACCCACGGAGTTCCTTATTCGCAATCCATTGCGAGTGAGGCTTCGGGCGGTCGGCCTCCTTATAGCTTCTCGTTACTCTCAGCGACCGGCCCAGATTCTTGGCAGGTCTCCTCTTCTGGCACTATTACAGGTACCCCATTATGAGACCCGTTTATCAGTATGTGACCGGCCCGGCTAACTCTTTCGGCCCTTGGATTCCTCTTGACTATCTTCAAACCGCCTTCGCTGTCGGACTGGTGTTCTCGATTAGCTCGGGCGCCACATTAACCGGCACGGTTCAGTTTACCGACGACGACATCACTCAAGACGGCCATTACGTAACGGCCTCTCAAACCACCACCGTTATCACGGTGACTGATACCGGCCCAACGTTTGTTCAAGGCTACGGGCCTGCAGGCTTTGTGTCCCCCGGCCATGGGCTCTCGGTGGGTGATTGGGTGAAGCTGGAAAGCTCCAACCTTCAACCCAACCTCACCACCGCTACGATGGACGGTGAGTACGCGGTTGCTACAGTGCCTAGCGCGACTACCTATACCTTGACCTCAGCGACCTCTCAGTCAGCCACCGCTGGCCCCTTTACCACCGCTAAAACTGCTCGGGTAGTCAATCACGCTACTTTGGCAGCCTTAGCTGCCAGGACAGCCGGTAGCCAAAAGGACCCTTGTATGGCGATTAGGTTGGTCATTCCGACCTTTACGAGTGGTGTGGGTTGCTTGGCGGTTATCCAGGGGATGGGAACTCGCTCCTAATGCAACAGTTCTACTGCCGCCCCGTCCCCTACGGCCCGTCGATCCTGACGGGCTCACCGCTGCCTTCGGCGATTCAGGGACAGCCTTATTCAGTGACCTTGGTGCCTCGGGGCGGCACTCCACCGTACACTTTTGCGTTGATTTCAGGCTCTTTAGACGTTGGGCTAACCTTATCGCTTTCGGGAGTCATCTCAGGCACCCCAGTCTTCACGGAAGTCGATACTTTAGGCATCCAGGTGACCGATGTCCACGGTGGAAGAGGGCCGGTACAGATATTCAGCCTAACTATCGTCTCTTCCTTGCTGTTGGTGGGCGAAACCTTACCCCCGGCGACCTTTGGGGTTCCGTATAGCCAGAATATCTCGGGTCAAGCCTCGGGCGGCGTACTTCCTTACGTATTCTCGCTCCTTTCAGCCACGGGCCCCGATACTTGGTTCGTTTCAACGACGGGAGTCATCACGGGAACGCCTAACATCCCTGGCACAGACTTCCTTGTGACCGGTGATGGAGTGCCGATTGTGACGGATGCGGGGGTTCAACTAACAACATGACAACCGACTTCATCCATCTTCCTTCGGCGGGCACTTTAGGCGGCACTGAAGCCGTTCCTCTTCAATTAGCTGCAGGCGGTCCAGGTTCGACCCAGCAGACGCCGTTAAATGCACTTATCGCTGCTGCTATTGGCTTTGCTTTAGGTCTCTTTATCCCGGCCTCTGGGGATACCTCAGGTATCACCGACCTTGCGAATATGAATGCAGCAGCCACAAAGGCTGCTAACTCTGCCGTTCTCTATAACGGCACCTTTAGGGTCAACACCGGCTATCGGCTTGGCCCCGGTACATTCTATCTGGTCAACGCCTGCCCGCTTCTCCTCCCGACCCAGATCAACCATAATACCACTGGCATCAAATGCCAAGGGATGGGTAGCCAGGCGACCCGTATTGACTACACGCCTTCTGTAGCGGGGACGCCATTCCTTACTAACCAATGGCTCATCGGTACCGTCTTCCAAGACATCTCTTTCGTTGGCCATGACCTCACTGCAGACTTTCTAGCCTCCGTTGAGGGCACGGGGGGTGGTGGCAATATCCAAGATTACCACTTCTATCGCTGTCAATGGGGTGGTAACTGGAACAACATCTTCAATCTCACTGGTACCAATAACAATAGTGAGTGGATGGTCTCCCAGTGTACCCTGTCAGGGGCTATCGCAGGTTCTTGGCTCTTTGTCGCGCCGGGTGTAGGGAGTGGCGGTGATCAGTTCCTAAATTTCTGGTTTGATGACTGCAAGTTCAATCCAGGTACAGGCTCTTGGGTCACTTTAAATTGGGGCGGTAGTGTGCGAATCACGGCGGGTGATGCGTCCGGGTGGCTACCGACGACCCCAACTTATATATTCAATCTTTTGGGCTTTACTCACTCTCGCGGCGTAACTAGTTTCTCCTGTGACAAGCTCCGTATGGAGATGGGTAACTCTAATTGCCTGTTTCTTCACTCTCAGTGGCCCACGGGCAACGTCGCCTTTGATATGGTTACTCAGGATACTAATTCCACTACCTATCCATCGACCAACGACACCGTTTTGATTGAGATTGGGAATGGTCAAGGTGCCTGCACTACCTTCCAGAATTGTAGCTTTGTTGGTCAACATGCGTACTCTTATGCAGCCAACGCCTTTAATTTTCAGTCGAACTTCGCCTACAAGAACTGTAATATCCTTCAGTACCCGAACGCGGCGAGCTTCTGTTCGTTCATTGAACTTGCCACTAATAAAGGTGGTGCGCCAGTTGTTGAGTTCGATATTAGTTGCCGGGGTAACGACCCCACTGAGATCTTCCCGACCACTCTCAACTGGCAGTTCTCGACCTCGGGTATCACCTACCCAAAGACAGTGCAGTTCACTGGCTCTAATACTCAAGCGCCAGTAAACTTGGGTACTTGGAGCCGGAAGCTACCTGTTAACGCTGTGTTACGTGAGGTACGGTGGAACCTTGGCGGTACGGTTGCAGGCGCTTATGGGCTTGCTATGCAGTCTAGTGAGCTAACTCCCACGGTACTCTCTAATTTCTCGGGATCTAACGCAGCCACTCCAGCTAACCCCGCTGCGACTCCGTGTAACTTCTGGATGACCAACGACGCCCAGAGAACCATTGCGCTGGTCGAAACTGCTGGCCGTACTGCCACATTCGCTAACTATCTCGCCACCGTGACGTACGATGGATGAGCGACATACTCACTATTCAAGTGATGGACGCCCAGGGAATAACGTCTCAGGCGCAGTTTATTATTCCATTCACGAACACCCCCGTGATCACCACGGCATCGCCGTTGCCGAACGCTACTCAGGGAAGCGCGTACTCAACGACCATTGCGGCTTCTGGCGGTACTCTACCTTACGTTTGGTCAATCCTTTCACAAACAGGGTCGAATGGTTGGGTAATCAATTCATCTACTGGAGCCTTAACCGGTACCCCCGGAGTAGCAGAGACCGATACAGTTTTAGTACAGGTACTTGACAGTGCAAGTCAATCAGCATCGAAGAACTTTAGCCTCCAAGTGGTTTCTAGTGGAGGCACCCTTGTCCTTCATCAGGATGGCTTCCCGCTTCCTGCGCCTTCGGCTGGGGTCGGCCTTCCCTATGAACTGGGTATTACAGTCACCAATAGCACGAACCTTATTTCTTGGTCGGTTGTCTCGCCAGCGATCACAGCTTCGTTCATCAATCAGTCTAACGCCCGTACGATCTTTAGTTGGCCGAGCCCAACTTCTGGGGCCATTTCTATTGTGATCCAAGCGACTGACACAGTGACTTCTAACACCGGTACGATCACCTTAAACATATGAAACACTTACTCTGGCTATTGCTATTTGCTAGTGCCGCCCACGCGGTTAATAACCCGTGTCCACAGACAGTGGGGTCACTCACGACTACGCCGACTAGCCCTAGACTATCTGGCGTATCCCCCTTGCTAGTCTTCTTCGACAACTCAGGGGTTGCATCAACTAATGTGTTAGTAAACTCAACCGCCTACCAAGATGTTAACTCTTCGTGGGACTTTGGCGACCGGCTAGGCTCTGGGACCGCAACGTGGCGCTATGGCTCTAACCCTAACGTCAATCAGCGCACCTTTGCTACTGGCAACAACGCTGCCCATCTCTTCGTGACGGAAGGCCGGGATACTTTTTACACAGTGAACGTTGACTCCAACGACGGGGTTAATGATGTTAAATGCGCTATGAGTGTCCACGTGTTTGACCCTTCTGGGGCGAGTGGGTGGCCGGGAGCCCAAACAACCTGTCTATTCAACACGACGGTTGGAAGCGGATGCCCTGCAGGCGCGACTCAAACCGTGGCCTCAACCTTCGCTGCTATCAACGCTAGCCTGTCCAACAAGCGGCTTCTCTATAAGTGTGGGGATAACTTCACGGGCGGTAACTTCACCATTTCAGGTACTAAGTGGAGCGTAGGTGCCTATGGTACGTGTGTAAACACGCAAACAGGCCGACCAACTTTTACGAGTACCTCTGGAGGTAATCCAGTCGTCAAGGTCGCGAATACAGCGGTTGATGGGCGCTTCTCGGATATCGTCATTGCAGGTGCTGGAATCGCTAGCAACGGCATTCAAATGGACATGAATGTGCTCTCGACCACCGTGCCGCAGACCCAGATTACCTTCTATAACACTACGATCAACGGCACTACAGCAGGCGCGGGTAGCTTCCAGCAAGCCACTCAGATTGGAGTGGTGGATTCTGACTGGCATGGTAAGGTGGGCAGCGGCCAGATTGCAGTCTATTTCAACGTTAGCGAGAATAACTGTGTCAACGCTTCTGGGGCTCTGAACTGTGGAGGAACGCCTAATTATATCGTAGCAGACTATATAGCGGTTTTAGGCTCTGACTTCGAGGGAACGGGCGGGTCTGGGGGTAACGTAGAAACCTTCCGGGTGAGCGCGGGCAGTAAGAGTGTCTATAGTAATAGCACCTTTAACAACGCAATTAGCCAAGCAGCGAACTTCAAGTTCCACTCAGGTAACACCTATCAGTCCTGCGCTCCGTGGATTGGACAGACCACGCAGTTTGTATGGATCTCCGATAACAGCTTTGGCACTTCTGGTGGTCCCTTTGAGGTAGCTCCCCAAAATGGCTCGGTGGACGAGCATATTAAGAATGTTGTGGTGGAGCGGGTGATCGGAAACTCCCCGCCCGTTACGAGCGGTGGCAAAGGCGCTCAAGTGAGCGGTCAGAACATCACGGTTCGAGACTCTGCCTTTCAGCTACAGACCGTTGGTGCTAACTACGTTCAAAACGCTATGCAAGTCGGTAGTCGGGGCGCGTGTCAGCTGTCGGGTAACTGTAGCGCTCCAAGTGGAACCTGCACCACGGGTGAAACGGGCGCACCCCTCTTCCCACCGAACGGCCAAGAGTACTTCAACATTTCTGTCTACTCCCCGACTGGCCATGGTGCGGGTAGCACTGTTGCTGTTCAGAACGATACCAGCGGTTCGTGGGGCGCCCCTGCCCAGAACAGCCATATTCAGAACATCATGCTCTATGCTGGTACTAGCACTGGCACGGCGGTTACCAACACTGGCTCTGGTAACACTGTAGACCATAACACAGCTAATGCAGCTACCAATCCAGGCTTCACTAATGGCTCAGGTAACTTTAGCCTTATTAGTGACTTCAAGCCCACTATAAGCGGTGGCTACATCGGCGGTACCACCGTCCCGGTGCGGTTTGATGCGCTTAATGTTCTCTGGCCCCCGACTTGGGATCTGGGGGCGGTACATCACTAATGGCTGTTACTAAGGGTCAGACCCCAGTTGGTAATGTTAGAAGCGGTGGTTCCTCCACCTCGGCTTCCTTGGTTATTACGTTAGGCAGCATCGTAGGCGTTGGAAGCATTATCCATGTCGGGTTTGGCTTTAGCTCTACAACGGGGACTCCTTCTCTTACTTCGATTACAGACGACAAAAGCAATATCTATATTACAGATCAGAACAACTTTGATGTCTTCTCTGGCGGCACGGGTGGGACAGCGCACGTTCTGAATGTCACTAATGGGGCTAAAGTAATAACGATCACGGTGGGCAATAGTGTAGCTGCTGGTATTGGCATCTCAGGATGTGTCTATGAGTTAATCGGCGCTCTAACAACTGGGGCTCTCGATGTCAACACTACTGGGGCAGTTAGTGCCAACCCTTTAAACGCTACCTTTAACACGACAGCCGCTAACGAGTTTGGCTGTCTAACTAACTTCTGTTCGACCTCCACAGGAACCTTCACTCAGAACAACGGCTGGACTCAGGACTTCACTGAGAGTGCTATTGGCACTTTCTTCTTCTCGAATACTTTACCGGCTTCTGGGTCCAATTCTTGCAACGCTACTGGCGGAGCTACCTATCATAACGCTTGGGCAGCTTCAACGTACAAGCCTACTATAGTTGTGCCTCCAGCAGCAATTCCCAGAACCATCTTCATCATGGGCTAACCTATGTTTATCACTACTCAAACCCTTGAATACGGCCAGCATAAGGAAGAGTTAGAGCTAATCGCTATCGTGCTAGAGATGCTGTCTAAAGGCGATATCGCTGCTGCTAAGCGTAGCTTAGTCATCCGCCACGACGCCTTGATCATGGCCCAGGAGCCTCGGCTTAAGCCCTATAACCAGAACGAGGAGCGCGTACGATGATTATCATAGGTACCCCTCACATTCGGGGGGCGGGTTATTTCGTCAACGACAAGAACTTAAAGACTCGTCAGGAAGCTGACGTTAAAACCTGCGGCCATTGCCGCGCGGTTATTAAGATGCAGGAATGGGCGAAGGTCCAAGGGGGTTGGTGCTCTAAATGCTCCCAGCCCCTCTGTTCCCAGCCCGCTTGTGTCGCTCAAACTGCTCGTTTAGGCTGTGTGCCTTTCACTCAGCAGATTGACCAGGCAATTGATGCTGTTATTAAGCTAGATAAGTATCTCAAAATGGTTCCACATACTTAAGAGGATTCCTCCATGGCTCAGTTTGCTGCACACACCCCTGCAACTTTTACTCCAACGGCGAACACCACGACTATCAACAGTTGGGTGCTCACCACTCTGACGGTCGGTCAGCTAGCCAAGGTCAAGATGTTTGACTGGGGCGGCGACGGTACTTCGCTCGTTGGCTATATCACTCGATGGGCAAGAATCGGTAACACCCCGGCGACTCCAGCGGCGTTGAGCGTGGTGCCGACTAGCCCCAATGCTGTTGCATTGGCTTCGGTCAACACCTACACGACCGTGGGAACGGCCACTGCAGACGTTAACCTGTATAAGCAGAACTGGAACGTTCAAGGTGGCGGCGGGACCATCACGTTGCCGCTCGGCGGTGAATGGTTTATTGTCGGCGGCGCTCTGGGAACAGCCTTCAACCAGTTGGGTTGTGGCAACGTAACAGGCGCTGACGCTAACCTGACCTCCTATGGTCTACAGTGGGAAGAATAACCCATGTCGCGACAATACTTTCTTGACGCACCGTATTGCGACCCTTGCCTTGCGAACCAGAGTGCTATTGTTGCGACGACTGAAACAGTACTCTTTCCGGTTGCTACGTTCACTCAGGTCCCAGCAAGTGACGCAAGGGTCGGAAAGATGTACTGGTTCAAGATGGGAGGGATCTACTCTACTGGCGCTTCTGGAACCTTGACTCTGACGCCTCGATGGGGAACCACCACGGGCGGTGTTACCTTCGGGGCGTCGGTGGCTCAAACCGTTCCAGTCAGCCTCACCAACGAGCCTTGGTATATCGATGGGTTTATCGTCATGCGAACCGTCAACAACGGTGTCGCTACCTCATCGACCGCCATGGCTCATGGGTGCTTCTATGGGGGCGGTGTGGCGGCTACTGCTGGTAGCTCCTTCGCTGTTCCCTTTGGCGGGACCTCCGCAACCATCGACACTAGTACTACCCAGGGGTTCTTCCTTGGATGGACGCTATCCGTTGCTGGTTCAGTAACCCCGCAGTCTTGTGCCTTTGGGTCGGTAAACTGAAATGCCAGCCGTTGTGGGCCATGGTCCTGGGGCATCGCATGTAGCAGCACTGCTTGCGCTTGCGATGCCCCCTACAGGGATTCAGCCCACGGGGCAGGCGGTTAGTTCGTCCTATCAGTTTGGTATTCATTCAGAGGCGATCTATAACGCAGAGTCGGTTAAGACTAACATCTACAAGTCTATAATCACCCCGCCGCCTCTCGTCAATAGTCTTGGCAAGTTCATCAATGTTGGACCACAGTATGATTTAACGCTTCAAAGTCAGGTTTGGGAATCGCAGGTTCAAGGTGGGCTATCGCCTGTTGTTCAGCACATGTTCGTGCCTCAACAGACGTTCGATCCAACCTTGCCGGCGGTTATAACGAGGTCGGCGACACCACAGCAGACTATCGTCATATCGCCGGTCAGTCCGTTTATCTTTGTGCCTCAACAGGCTTTCGACCCAACGGTTCAAAGTCAGTTCTATGAGCCATCGGTAACGTTCCCTGGCTTGTTGATCACTTGGATTGGCGCAGGCCCCGATCCGACAGAGTACTTCCAGCTACGGCCAAACACGTTTAAGAGTGTGGTGGGGACGGTCCCTCAGCCATTGCTGTTGAAGTCTTACTTCGTGGGCGAGCCGCAAGTCGATCTAACGATTCAGAGTCAGATTCGACGGTCGTCTCCAGGTATCCAAGGCCCCACAATCACTATGAACGTTCCTGTGCCTCCACAGGCGTTCGACCCGACGCAGCAGTCGGTACTTACTAAGCCGCTCAAGGCACCGCCGATTCCAGGGGCGTTCATCCGCCCCATTATCAGTGCTCCTCAGCTAGCTGACTTGACTCAACAGAGTCGGTTCTACCCTGCAGTCCCCCGGCCTATTGTTGTCGGTCGGACCATCGTCCCCAACCCCTTCGTTGCTGGGCAGGTCGATCTAACGGTTAACGGAACGAAGGTCTGGACGCCTAGCACCTTCACAACTCCGCCTCCGCCGCCGACTCTTACCTCGCCCCCTGGCCTATATGGTGATCGTGTGATACTACCAGCAAAGAAACTTGGCGAGACAGTCTTCCTAGCCATAGACTTCATCTCGAAGCTAGGCGCTGGGGAAACCATCGTGTCGGCGGTCTGCACTTGCACGGTCTACACTGGCAACGACCCGAGCCCCTCGGCGGTCATCAGCGGGGCCTCTTTGATATCCGGTACCATCGTGAGCCAGTTGGTCACGGGGGGTGTCCTTGGCACCATCTACGAGATCCTCGCCAAGGCGACCACCAGCCTTGGTCAGACCATCGAACTTCCTGGCTTCCTAGCGGTTGTCCCTGACCTCGCATGATTCAGCTTACCTCAGACTTGGTTGAGTCACTCTCAGGGGTCTACCTGAGCCCTCGCTACGATACTCCCCGTCCCACCCCAGAGTTCCATCGGGAATGCTGGGCGCTTTATTGCTCCCCCTGGGAAGCCTGTGCGATTGCCGCTCCTCGTAACCATGCCAAGTCCACAGCCTTGACCCACGACTACACCCTCGCCAATGTGCTCTTTAGGGCCCAAACCTACGTGATTATCGTCGGGGCGAGCGAAGAGATGGCTATCGAGCATCTCAACGACATCGCTAATGAGCTTAGAGAGAACGACGATCTCATCAGAGACTTCAAGATTAAGGGCTTTTTGGTTGACCAGAAAACCGATATCATCGTGGAGTGCGTCGATGGTCATCAGTTTAGAATCATTGCTAGAGGCGCGGAACAGAAGATTAGAGGCAGGAAGTGGAACGGATGCCGCCCTGGTCTCATTATCGGCGACGATCTTGAAGATGATGAACAGGTGGTCAATGTCGATAGAAGGAAGAAGTTCCGCCAGTGGTTCTTTAGAGCCTGTAAGCAGGCCCTCAGGGACGGAGGTCTTATTCGTATTCATGGAACCATTCTCCATGAGGACTCTCTCCTCAGTCGATTGATGAAGAACAACGCCTGGCACTCGCGCCTCTACAAGGCCCACAAGTCCTTCACGGAGTTCGAGGACCTTCTCTGGCCTGAGAAGTTCCCAGAAGCTCGTCTTCGGGCTAAGCAGAAAGAGATGGTCGATGAAGGCGACGCTGCGGGCTACTCCCAAGAGTATCTCAACGATCCTCGGGACAACGCTGAGTCTTACCTGCGCGAGCAAGACTTCCTTCCGATGAAGCCGGAGCACTTTGAGCAGTTCATGACCTTCTACGCGGGGGTGGACTTTGCAATCTCCAAAAAGGATTCTGCGAATCGGTCATCCATCACCATCGGTGGCAAGGATCTCGGTAATTTCACTAATATCATTGACCAACGAGTCGGGCGTTGGGATTCTCTGGAGATTGTTGAGGAGCTATTCAGCGTACAACAACGCTGGAATATCGATGTGTTTTATGTGGAGGGTGGTCAAATATGGAAGGCGATTGAGCCTATGCTCGTGAAAGAGATGTTCGCTAGGGACAAGTTCATCTCTTTTCAGGTCCTCACGCCGATCACAGACAAGAAAACTCGGGGCCGGACCTTCCAAAAGCGCCATCGGGCAGGAGCAATCAGGTTCAACAAGGGCGCGGAGTGGTATGCTGGCTACCATGAGGAGGTAATGAAGTTCACTGGGGACTCCGAAGCGACCCTCGATGACCAATTCGACTCCACCGCGACGCTCTTTTTGGGCATTGACAAGGCTCCTGAGGTCGATGACGAGGACGCAATCGATGAAGGTGACCTAGAAATGGCCCGCCAAGGGGCTATTTATCGACAGAACTCTGGGCGTAACTCGACTACAGGCTATTAAATGCTCACTCTGTCTAAAAAGCTAGTCATCAACCGTGATTTGATCATGGCGCCAAACCTTTGCGACCGGTTTAGCAAGGAAGATCTTGGAATTCTCGGCAAGCAGACCTACAATGGCTATCTGGCCGACAAGCAATCGCGGACTCCCTGGGAACGTCGGATGTCGGCGGCGATGGATCTCGCTATGCAGATCGCCAAGGACAAGAATTTCCCCTGGCAAGGGGCGGCGAATGTGATCTTTCCCCTCATCACCATCGCCGCGCTCCAATTTAGCGCCCGGTCCTATCCCGCGATTATCCAGGGGACCGACGTGGTTCGCTACCGGGTGATTGGCGCCGACCCGAAAGGCGAAGTGATGAAGCGGGCGGAGCGTATTCAGCGCCATATGAGTTGGCAGGTCCTCGAAGAGGACGAGAGTTGGGAGGAACAGCATGATCGTCTTCTTATCAACCTCGCTGTCGTGGGTTCCGCCTTCGTCAAAACCTATTTCAGCGGAAGCCTCGGCCACAACGTTAGTGAATTGGTCATGTCTAGGGACTTGGTACTGGACTATTGGGCTAAATCCACTGCCGGTGCAGCTAGAAAGACCCACATTATCCCCATGTACCGGAACGATATCTGGGAAAGGATAGAGGAAGGCGTTTATGCCAACATTAGGGATGATGGATGGTTTCAGACTCCTGCAACTCAGACTAACGCAGGAGTTGAACGATCACAGGCCGATGTCCGCAAGGGTTCCACGCCGCCTCCGCTTCGCGACGATGATAGTGCTTTCACTATGCTGGAACAGCACAGGTTCTTTGACCTCGACGGCGACGGCTACGCGGAGCCATATACGGTCACCATCGAAGAATCATCCCAGAGTGTGGTACGTCTTGTCGCCCGGTTTGATGAGGGTGGGGTGGAGCGATCCCGAAACGCGATTCGGCGGATAACCCCTGAAGAGTACTTCACCAAGTATTCGTTTATTCCATCCCCGGATGGAGGTATTTATGACTTGGGATTCGGAGCCTTTCTCGGGCCTATCAACGAAGCGGTATCTACGGCAATCAATCAGCTTCTGGATTCTGGAACGTTCCAAAATTCCATCGGCGGTTTCCTTGGTAGAGGGTCCAAAATACGAGGTGGAGTCTATTCCATGGCCCCCTGGGAATGGAAGCGTGTCGATTCAACAGGTGATGACCTACGGAAGAACCTCGTTCCGTTTCCCGAAAGACAACCCTTAGCGGTCACCCTGCAGTTGATCGAGCTATTGATTACCTACGCCGACCGTCTCGCCGGTACCACCGAAACCATGGTCGGCGAAAGCCCTGGGCAGAACACACCCGCCGAAACCTCCCGGTCCATGACCGAGCAAGGTATGAAGGTCTACTCTATGATCTTCAAGCGGGTCTGGAGGTCGATGCGGGAGGAGTTTAAGAAGCTCTATAAGCTCAACAAACAGTTCCTGTTGAGCCACAAGACCTTCGGCGCTGAGAACGACTTCATTCGACGGGAGGACTATACCGGTAATGTTGATCAAATCGCCCCAGTCGCCGACCCGAACATCACGTCAACCACGATGCAAATATTCCAAGCCGAAGCGGTTTGGCAAAGGGCGCACACTTCTCCGGGTTATGATCGAGAAGAAGCCAACCGGCGATGGCTCAAGGCTATGAAGGTAGAGAACGTGGATCGGCTCTATCTAGGCGAGGAGAAGGCCAAGCCGCTTCCGAACCCGAAGATGATGGTCGAACAGGTCAAGCTGCAAGGCAAGCAAGCGCAGATCGAGGCTGAGAAGGTCAAGTGGGCTAACGAGCTACTGATGGAAGTCCCGAAGGTCCAGGCAGAGATTGAGCTACTCAAAGCCCAGGCGGCTAAGCTCATCGCCGAGATCGGCTCTGACCGGGCTTCAACGCAGTTGAAAGCTTTTGAGGTCGCTATCAAAGCCTTCGAGACCTACCACGGGCAGATAAGTGATCGAATCAAGGCAATCACAAGCGGAGCTAAAGATGGAGATAAAGGTAATTCCAACGGAGGAGATGTACCTAGACTGGAAGGCCCATCCGGTGAGTCAGATGTATCACCAGATGCTGGTGGAATGGCGCAAGGACTTAATGGAGCAATGGGCGGCGGGGCAGTTCCAGCGTGAAGATCCTCAAGAATGCGCAGTAGCGAACGCACAGGCATTAGGCGAATCTAGACAACTAACGAGGTTAATCGAGCAAGATTATGAGCAGTTTACCCAAAGTTTCGATGATGAAGAATACATCAGGCCGCCATCCTCTGGGAAGGGCGGTTCTGGTAAAGCCGATTGAGACTGAATTGACTAGCACTATTATCAAGATCCCTGACACAGCCCGCGAGCGGGCTATGATGGTAGAGGTCAACGCGGTGGTTATTGAGGTAGGCCCGGAGGCTTGGAAGGAAGAGAGACAGCCGCGAGCCTACCCCGGCGACCATGTTCTGGTCTCTAAATGGTGCGGTCACATCACCACAGGCAAAGACGGTGAATTCTATAGGTTAGTTAATGCAGAAGACGTGTTCTGCGGAGTAGACAAATGAGTACTGAAGAGGTTGAAGTTAAGGCGAGGAAGATGGGGTGGCTCCCTGAAGCTGAGTTTCGGGGCAAGAAGGAGCACTGGATCGACGCCGAGAAGTATGTGCAGCGGGGGGAGGAATTCATTCCTTTCCTACAGGCTGACCGGCGGCGCCTCGAAGGTGAGCTAACGGAGGTCCGGGGGAAGGTCTCCACCTTGGAGAACACACTCAAGGAAGCCTCCGAGACTATCGACGCTCTCAAAGAGTTCCGTACTGCCATCAACAAAGAAAGGGTGGCGGACCTTCAAGAGGACCTCGTTCAGGGTATCAAGCAAGCCCGCGAGGACGGTGATATCGAGAAGGAAGAGAGCCTGAGGTCTAAGCTAACGGAGGCAAAGGAGTCGTTGAAGGAGCCAGAGAAGAAGCCAGAGGTTAAGGCTCCGACTCCGCAACCCGACATCACTCAGCTTCCTGAGTGGAAGGAGTTCATCAAGGACAACCCTTGGTGGAACGACGATGATGTGATGCGGGCGGCTTCGATTGAGATCAGTAAGAAGCTTGCCGCAGCCGGTGAGCTTGATAATCTTTCTCATGCGGCGCGGTTTGCGAAGATTGCAGAGGCAACCAAGGTAAGATTTGGAATGGAAGAGAAAAGGCAGCAATCAAGAGTGGAAGGCGGAAAAGGCGGAGGAGATCGGATGGAGAGGGAGCACGAGGGCGAGAAGAACTTTAACGACCTTCCCGTCGACGTAAGGGAAGCATCTAAGCGGTTCGAGGATCGACTGGTAGGTAAGAAAAAGGGCCAGTTCCCCGACCTAACGGCGTATCGTAAACACTATGCGGAAGAATACTTTAGGAAGAACCCCAATGGTTAATTCACCCCCAGAACAGAAACCTGATGCGGCGGCTGTCGCTAATCCCAAGGTCCCTGACCACATTGCCGATATCCTTGCGGGTCGCCGCAAGCGTATCCCGATGTCCACAGCGACCCGGAAGATGGAAGTGCCCGCTATTGATGGTTGGTACCTTTATTGGGCACTGGAGTCAAATATCCCGGCGATGATGCAGGGTGGCTATGAGTTTGTTGACCAATCGGAGGCACGTCTGGTACAAACCGGGCTGGCTAACGATAAGTCAATCTCGGGTAACACCGACCTCGGAACTCGGGTCTCGATGGTTGGGTCGCTCTCTGGCACTGCCGGAAACGGTCCAGAGCGAGCTTACTTGATGAAGCTCCGCCAGGAATGGCGGGACGAAGACAGAGCGGAAATTGATGCTAAGAACGCAGGCATTCTCGGTTCTATCTTTAAAGGTGAGACGATCTTTGCCCCTGATGGGACAGCTAGAGAAAAAGGCACGCTAGAATACGTAAGGACGGCACTGTTTAATCGTCCGACTCGCAAGGCAAAATTGGCTCGATAACCTTACTTAGGAGAACCTAATGGCTTTTACTAATCCAAACAAGCCCTCTGGTCTATCTCCGGTTGCTACCTTGAGCGGCTCGGACTGGACTGGTAAGGGCAGAATGTACGCGATTCCTACCTCGGACACGACGAACAACTATTTCCCTGGGGATTTGGTGTCGTTGGTTGCGGGTGGCGCGGGCGGCGATACCAACACTGGGTTGCCGCTGATCAGCCTAACCGCAGCAGGCGCGGCGGCGGTTGGAGTTATTCAGGCGGTAGGTACTAACCCAACGGGCGGTCCCTACATCAACCCGAATGATCTGTCCAAGACCTACGCGCCTTTGACGAAGACAGTTCCTTACTACGCTTACGTGCTTGATGACCCGAATATCATATTCGAGATTCAAGAGGGCGGCGCAGGCACGAACTTGACGGCAGTGGTCATCGGTCGAAACGCTAACATCCTTCTGGGCGCAGCCTCAACCGCTGCTAACCCTGGGGTGTATGTGTCCCAGACCGTGATGACCGATACAGCGGCCCCGACCACTACGGCAACGTTGAATCTCAAGATAATCTCGTTGGCGCAGCGGCCTGATAACCATTTTGTCACCGTGCCTGCTACAGGCGGCGGCGGTCAGAAGTGGTGGGTGTTAATCAATAACCACAGCTACCGCACTGGCATAGTGTCGCTGTAAGGAGCATCAAATGGCAATCGGCGGCGTAATTTCAACTGGTGCCCACCCTAAGGCTCTATGGCCTGGGGTCCATGCCTTCTGGGGCCAGGTCTATAACGAACATGCAATGGAGTACCCAGACCTATTCGATGAGATGCCCTCTTCGATGGCCTATGAACAGGACGTTCAGGTCACTGGGTTTGGGCTGGGTAACGTGAAGCCTGAGGGCGGCTCAGTTACCTATGACTCAGAGATCCAGGGTCCAATCTCCACGTATACGCATATCGCCTACTCACTAGGCTATATCGTGACCCACGAAGAGATCAAAGACAATCAGTACGAAAAGATATCGATGAACCGGGCACACGCCAACTCTTTCTCGTCTGTTCAGACGATTGAGAACCTTGCGGCGGCGGTTTATAACGATGCGTTTACCGGCGCGGTGTTCTTGAATGCGGACGGGCAGACTCTATGCTCGGCCACTCACGTCAACACTACCGGCGGCACGTACTCGAATGCCCTGACCCCGGCGTCAGACATGATGGAGGCGAGTCTTGAAGACATTTGCATTCAGGCAATGGGCCTACAGACTGACCGAGCGTTGTTCATTAGCATTCTCCCTGAGTCGCTTATCACGCCTCGTCAGGAGTGGTTTAACGCCAACCGACTGCTCAAGTCGGTTTTGCAGCCCGGTACAGCCAACAATGACATCAACGTCATCAAGGCAACCAACGCCTTCCCGCAAGGCGTGAAGCTGAATCATTACTTGACCAACCCGCATGCATGGTTCGTCCGAACCAACTGCCTGCATGGGATGCAGCTTTTCTGGAGAGAGAAGCCAGAGTTCGATCAGGATAATGACTTCGATACGAAGAACGCCAAGGCAGCTTGGTATATGAGATTGTCGCTGGGTAACACTGACCCACGGGCGATCCTCGGTTCTAACGGTCCGTAATCGGATGGGGGGCCTTAGTGCCCCCTTAATCCAAGGAGTATTCAATGCCAGCGCAATCCCCAAGCCCTCCGCCAACTCGACTATCAGCCGGGTCTTCGACGGATGCCCCTTATCAACCTCTCGCGACTAGCGGGTTTGGAAACCCGTTTTTCTATCACCAATTCCAAGATGACTTCGATAACCTTTTGAGTGCTACGGGTCTCTATACCCTCTCAGGTACTGGCTCGGCGGCGCATACAGCGGGTGATGGTGGGTTCGCTCTGTTGAGTACTCTGGCGGGCGCGGGAACCTTCGCGTCCATTCAGCTTCCTCAGCCTAGCTTCACTCTGCCAACCACAGGGGCAACCCCGCCTGGGTCCTCCACCAGCGTTAAGAAGATGTTCTATCTGACTCGATTGCAGTTGTCGGATGTGACGCTTTCGACGTTTGTAGCGGGTCTCAGTGCTGCTGACGTGACTCCGTTCACGGCGATCCTTGATGGTATCTGGTTTGCTAAGGCAGCTTCAAGCACGGTGTTGACCTTCAATATCGCGGCATCTTCGGGTAACTCTCCGACAGGTTCAGCGGTGGCGGCTACGGTAACGATCCCTTCGACGGCTTACACTCTAGTCAACGCAACCTTCATCGATCTAGGGTTCTCCATTGACAGGCAACAGAACATCTATGTCTATGTAGGGAGTCAGTTGGTAGGCTATCTGCCTCAGTCAGGAACCGGACCGGCGAACACTGCAGGTGTTTCGATTCTACCGGCGAATGGAGCAGTGGCGGCTCTCCAACAGTCAGTCACCCCCACGCCCCTCAGCACCGCCAACATGAGCCCGATCCTCGGGGTCAGCAACGCTGCCACAGCGGCGATCAAGACAATGACGGTGGACTTCCACTGTGTTCAGAAGGAAAGATAATGGACTTTAAGGTAAAAGAGACCGCTGCGGGCGCGCGCAACGTATCGGTCGAGATTAGTGGATTCATTCCAAGGCAACACGATCCGTTCGAGTTAGTAACTCTGATGCACAAGCCTTTAAAGATAACTAGTTTCCTTTTCTTGATTCAAGAAAAAGCGGGGCTCTACCTTTGGTGGGATAAGGAAGGAAAGCAACTTATCCTACCATTGGAGAGCCGGGGGGCGTTTAAGCTGGAGATGGGGCTTAAGAGCCCGGAGGGCTGGGACGGGAAGATATGGGCGACAGGGTTCAACACAGAATCAGCCAAGGCGTTTCTACTCCTAATGGACTTTGACCGATGACACCAGCAACCTTTGGCACCCCGTTCCAGATTATCTCTCGGGCGCGGAAGGAAGCGGGGTTCCTTGGCCGGGGCAAGACCCCCGACTCCGACACCCTCGCGGAGGACATGAACACCCTCACCTACATCTTTAACTTCCTTCAAGTCAAACCAGGATTGAAGCTATGGCTAAATCAGGATCTATCAATTACTCCAATTGCTGGGCAAAGCCTGTATACGCTTGGACCAACTGGCAATGTGCCAATGACCAAACCTATACGTGGATTCGAGGGGTATTATACCGATATCAACGCCAACCGGCGCCCGTTGATTCAGATTGGGCGCAGCGAATGGGACTCGTTAAGTACTACGACACAGAAGGGAACCATTACATCCTTCTTTGTGGATAAGCAACAGTTGACGCTAAACGTGAACTTATGGCTCACCCCGGACACACAAGCGGCGACAGGGATTGTCCACCTTATCATCACTCAGCAGGTGACTGGAACGGTTACGCTGATTGACACCATGAACTTCCCGGTGGAGTGGTTCCTGGCGCTGATGTGGGAACTAGCCAAGCAAATCTGTACCGGACAGCCTGAAGCGATTGTGACCCGCTGTACGCAGATGGCAGAGTATCACCTAGAGGTCTTGGAGGACTGGGACGTTGAGGACGCCTCAACCACCTTCACCCCCGACTCCCGTAGCCAGATGTACCAGGGACGGTTTAGATAATGCCAGCTCAAACCGTCGCAATGCCCCAACGCTGGCCGTTGGTGCAGCAATTCTACACTCGAAGCTCTGATATCCCTATAACCAAGGATGCCCGGTTAGTCAACGCCTTCGCAGAGAAAGATTCAGAGAATGAGTACTGGGTCAACAAGCGGGTGGGGATTAGCCCGACGCCTCAGTTCACCTTGCCCAACGGGCAGGCTGGCGGAGTCTACTACTATTCGTCCAACAACCAAGTGATCTCGGTGGTAGGCCAGGATGTCTATATTAACAGTTCCTTTGTGGGGACCGTTGTTAACTTCGTCCCTCCGACCGTGCTTACCCCGCAGTTCTTCTTTGAAACGATCAATAGCAGCCCGACCCAAACGGTGGTGATTAAGAACACCAGCGGGGCGGCGATTCTAGATCCCACAGCGCAGACGCTAACCCAGATCACCGATCCGAACTTCCCTGACTTCACTTGCCCTGGTTGGGCTTATCTAGACGGCACGCTTTATGTGATGGATTTCAGTGGAGGTATTCATGGTACTTTAGGGTTCAACGACGCCTCGGTCTGGGACCCACTAAGCTTGATCTTCGCTTCGTCCAAGGGCGACCTTGGCGTAGCCCTGTTCACCCAGCTAACCTTCGTGGTGGCCTTCAAGCAATGGACGACCCAGATCTTCTACGACGCCTTTAACCCAACGGGGTCACCGCTCGGTCAGGTTCCAGAGGCTCAGATCCCCTACGGCTGTCTCCATGCCAACTCGATCCAGAAGATCGATGAGATTCTGTTTTGGATCTCATCTAATCAGACGATCTCCCCTCAGGTCATTATGATGGAGAACTTGGCGCCTAAGATCATATCGACTCCATCGATTGACAGGATGCTAGACAACCTGCAGATCAACATTCTACCTGGCGGTCCCCATCGAATTGGGTTCCCCACGGTCAACGATAACACTCTCTATAGCTTCTCGTTCAAGCACCAGGGCCATCGCTTCTATGGGATCACCCATACGTCGCTGAACTTCACCCTGGTCTATGACATCGATCAGAAGCTGTGGTATCAATGGACCGACGCCAACGGCAACTACTGGCCGATGTCGAATTGCTCCTACATCGCGCCGACGCCGACGAGCAAGGGTCTCCATATAGCTCAGGCTCTCCCTGGGACTTCGCTCCCCGGAAGCATCTATCTGATCGACGCCGACACGGTGTTCCCGAACGACATGGGGGTCTTGTTCCCGGTCGATATCTATACCCCGAACTTTACTGCAGGAACAGACCGCCGCAAGGTGCTTAACGCGCTATACTTCACCAGCGATCAAACGCCGGGTAGTCAAATGCAGGCGAGGTATTCGGATAACGACTATAAGGATTGGTCGAACTTCCGTACAGTGGATCTCAACGACAACAAGCCATTCATTGACCAAGAGGGCACCTTCACGAAGCGGGCGTACCATCTGCGGCATCGATGCAACACCCGGTTTAGGATCAAGACAGCGGGGATGCAACTGGACATCGGTTCGCTATGAGTCAGACCAGCACAATCCCGCCAAGAGCGCAGCCGCCGGTCGAAGGCCACGCTGGGGTGTTTACCTTAGGTTGGTTTGGTTGGTTCAACCGGATTAACATCCTTCTAGGTAAAGGCTTTACCGGCACAATCGCCACCGCTAAGCTAACCTCGGGCGGCTCTAACGGTTCTATCACCTTTCAAAACGGGGTCGTAGTGGCCCAAACGGCGGCATCATAATGGATGTTGAACAGTGGGATAAGGTACCGGAAGTTCTAACGTGGAAGGAGAAGGTTGCCTATGTGGCCTATCAGGTATCCCTAATGCCTCAGAACGAGACGCCCGTCGAGCATATTTTTGCTCCGGGGGTCTATATCAGGGAGATGCGGATACCAGCAGGGACACTGTTCGTAGGTCGAGGGCACTTCTACGGCCACACTTGTCAGTTAGTCAGCGGGTCGCTGATCCTGATTAGCCCCAATGGCAAGGTCAGGCTTGACGCACCGCTCCAGGTCAACACCACCCCTGGCTACCATATGGTCGTCTACACCATCACGGATGTCCTGGCCCGGACGATCCACCCGAACGTGGCGGAGTGCCGTGACGTAGCAGGGATGACCGCCGACATCTTCGAGAGTGCGGAGGAGGTCTTGAAACTAGGCCAGCAACTTCATTACCGCCAGATGTTCATCGAGCGGGGGGTTGACGAGGAAAAGGTTCGACCTTTCTTTGAGAACGATAGCGATGTAATCGAGTTCGATAAAGACTACGGAGTGGAGATTAAAGAGTCTCCGATTAGCGGTAAAGGGGTTATAGCTTCTAAAGGCTTCTACCCCGGAGAGTTCATCGCTCCTGCGATGCGCGCCTTCAAACGCACTCCCGCCGGTCGCTACACCAATCATTCCTTCGTACCCAACGCTAAGTTCGTGGGCGAGCGGGATCACATGGACTTGGTAGCTACTTCTCGCATTCTCGCTGGCGACGAGATCACCATTGACTATCGTGTTCTATACGATAGGAGGTTAGCCGCATGAGTGGAGCCGTAACAGCCGGAGTAGTAGGGGTTGTTGGGCTAGGCATGAGCGCCTATCAGATGTCCCAGCAACACGGAATCTCGCATCAGGCTCAGAGTCAATCCGCAACGGTGTTTGGCGAACAGCAACAGTACGCCCAGATGCTACAGAAGCTGATCTCTGATCCAAGCTCGGTCACTAGCCTCCCTGGCTACAAGTTCAACCAGCAGCAGGGCGAACAAGCTGTGGCTAGGCAGATGGCGGGAAGCGGGTTCTTGGGCTCTGGCAACGAGGCGATTGCCCTGACCAAGTACGGTCAGGACTATGCCACGAACGTTTACCAGACCCAAGCCCAGCTACTGGGCCAGTTCGCAGGGCTAACATCCCCCGTCAACCCCACGCAGAGCCTTAATGTAGCCTCGGGGGCGCAGTCGGCGTCTAACCAGTCGCTACAGCAATTGCTTGCGGGTATGACCTTTGCAGGACGTAGCGGGATGTTCAATCAGCCTTCGGGCGGCGATCCCAATTATGGTCTAGACCCGATAACGCCATCAGGACAGTATATGGCGCCTCCACCGTCTAACGACTTCACTAGCTGGGGAGCGCCAGCCCATGGCTGATCTCGGCGGCTTTGTCGAAGGGGCTATCGCTGGGCAGGAGTATTCCCAGCGCCAGCAGATGTTCCCCCTCAAGATGCAGGAGACGCAGCTTGATATCAAGGACAAGGACCTCGTTGTTCAAAGGTCCAAACTGCTACTAGATCAGCAGAAGAAGATGATGGAGGTAATGAACGGGATTAACGCCAAGGGTAGCCAGGACCCCACGGAGCGGTTGGTGCAGGAGTCGGGCTACTTGCAGCAAGTCGGTCACGCGCAGGTTGCGGCTGGAATGTACGAGGAAGGGGGCAAGACTCTAGAGCGATCCACCCTCATGCTTCAACAGCATGAAAACATTATGAAGCGCACGAATGATGTGCAGCTACAGCAACTCCAACACGCCTCGGAACTCCTCGGCGGCGCGGAGGATCAAAAGGGGGCTGACCAAGCGGTGATGATGTTCCAGAGCTTCTATCCAGAGGAAGCTAAGAACCCCAACATCCAGAAGATCTTCGAGCTAATGAAGCACTGGACGCCAGAGCTTAAGAAGGCGCTCCAGTCGGGGATTCAGACTGCGAAGGATAAGGCGTTGACCGAACAATCTCAAGCGGCTAAAGCCGCTGAAGAGGCTTTGACTAGAGAGCGCAATTACAGAGTCGGTGTCCTTATGCCTTTAGAAGCTAAAGACATTAAGGACCGAATGAATCATCGAGACAAGGCCGGGGCAAATGATCTCAACCCTTCAAAGGATGACATAGCAGACGCTACCAATCGTATTCAGTCTGACCCAGATCTAGGCGGTAAGATTCCTAAAGCCGCCGCTGCTACAGTGGCTGAGAAGATTGCCGAATCGACGGCTCAATATCGTAAGCAAGGCTTGAGCCGCTCTGCTGCCTCTGATAAGGCTTACAAGGAGGCGAAAGAGCGAGGGGATCTTAGAAACCTTGCAGCCCCAAAGAAGGCTCCTGCTGAAGTAGAGACTGCGGTTAACTTGATCGACCGGCTACTCACTACCCTTGACCAAGCAGACGCTGCGGGCATTGAAGTAACCGGCGGTCTAGGCAAGGTGCGGCAGGTCGAAGAGTTTGTCGGCCCGAAGCTGGGTAGACATACTGCACAGATATCCCACCAGTTCGAGTCTGACTTGGCTACGCTTCAAGGGTTAGTGCAGAAGCCCATCTATAAAGGTGGGTACTTCTCCAAGCTCAAGCAGGAGGAGATTGAGACGATTGCGAGAGGTCGCAAGACGTTCGATACCAAGGATAGTAGCCGGGAATCGTTGAGGAAGCTACGGGAGACTTTGACTGGGGCGAAGACGCCCGAGAAGATAGCGGTTAATGATGCTGGCGATAAGATGGCTCTGATCGATGGTAAGTGGGTTCCTTATGACGGACGCTAGCCCTCCGCCACCGCCTGGCTTCAAGGTAGTTGGAGCGGGGCCTGACCCTGATCCTCCGCAAGGCTACAAGGTCTCCCCTTCCTCAGGCCATGGCGCAAGCGCAGCCTACGGAGAGGGTGAGGTCAACGAGGGCTTGAGCTTCGCTGATAGAGCCGGTATCCAGGCCCACGACACGACCAACGAGACCAAGCTCTTTCTAGAGAAGCGCTACGGCAAGGGTAGTGTGTCGCTCGAATGGGGAGACGGTAACACCCCTCGCATGTTCGTGATGAAAGAGGGCAAGAAAATCGAGGTTCAGAAGGAGAACATGGGGTTCTTGTCAGGCGCGGTTGCGGATAGCCCAGTGATCGCTGGGTCGATCTTGGGTAGCGAAGCAGGGGCAGCGGCTGGCCGAGCGGGCGGATGGCCGGGGTCCTTGATCGGCGGCATCATCGGGTCGGCGGCTGGCGCAGTAGCAGGCTATGAAGCTAGAGAGGGCGTCAAGGAAGTCGCTGGAACTCGATCCAAGACGTGGGAGCAAGAGAAAGGCCAGATGAAAGAGCAGGCGATTGGAGGAGCCGTAGGCGAGGTTGGTGGGCGGGTGGTTGGTAGGGCGCTAAGAGGCGAGATCCCCCGGTTCTTTACCGGCGTCACCGACGAGTCAAAGCGGCTATTCGACCGGGCGAAGGCAGGGGGAGCTATCCCCCACTGGGCTACCTCGGGCGAGGACTTGAAGAAGCTAGCGCGTATCGAGGTAGACGCCACGAAGGTCACTGGGCGCTACGCCAAGCAGTTCGAGGCGAACCGCAAGTATGTGTTGAGTGAGGTCGCCCAGGTCCTTGAGAAGGGCGGAATGCCCAAGCCTTACATCGACGCCACGTTGAAGGAGATCCATAACCCTACCTCCGCGTTCTCAGGGCGTGAAGTCGGGGAGATGATCCAGAAAGCCATTCAGGCTCAGAGCGAAGCTCTAGAGACCCACGTCGCTGAGAATCGAGCGGTCGCAGACAAGCTGATCGACCCGGCCCTAGCTGAGGTCAAGAAACTAACTCAGTGGTCAGGCCCTGATGCTGCGGTGGTGGAGGCGAAGGCTAGTGGTGCTTGGTCATCGTTTAAGTCAGCGGCGAACGATAGCTACGATAAGCTCCACGGGGCACTCGGCGGCGCCAAGATCGTCCCGGTGGGTCCTATCAGGGAAGCCGCGCAGCAGATCCTCAGTCAACTGCCCAAGTCTACCAACACTCCAGTCACCAAGGAACTGGGTAAGCTGGGGGAGGCGGAGGAGCAAGAGTTCGCTGCGCAGCTAGAGAAAGAGTTTGGGATCTCGTTGCCGGTAGAGGGCAACATCTCCCTCAAAGATGCCCAGCGTATCCGAACGGTCCTTAGGGAGCGGGGTAGAGCCACTGCCCTCCAGCGCAACACTACCCAAGGCGATCACATGTATCTGTCGCAGGCCACCGACGACGCCATCGACTTAGCCGCTAACGACCCTTCAGTAGCCCCATTCGTCAAGAGCTTCCGAGACATCAACAGTTGGTACAAGGCCACTCGGGCTAAGTTCGACGACGCGACGATACAGAAGCTTCAGAAGCTAACCCGGACCGACGCTCCGCCTAGCCCGGCACAGGTGGTTGGGCTCATTACTTCGTCGGGCAAGGCCTCCACGGTTAACCAGGTAAGGAAGATCGTGGGCGAGGGAACGTGGAAGCAGGTTCAATCTCAAGACTTGAGGACTCTCCTCGGGCGGGTTTCGTCGCGAGATGAAAGCGGCGCGATGACCATAGACGGGATGAAGCTTCTGAATTGGCTCGACAAGGATAAGTCAGGCCCCATGGTCGAGGCGGTTCACGGAAGCGCCGTGGCGGCTGACTTGAGGGAACTCGGGAAGACCCTCGCGGTTCGAGGCGGGAAGCTGCCTCCTGAGGCTCTTGCCAAGGGTAACGTACGGGAGGCTCTCACGGCGGTCAAGGAGTCTGAGAAGAAGCTAGATGAGTACCTACACAAGAACCTACTTTCAGAGCTAAACCACCCCACGATGCCACCAGAGAAAGCCTATAACGCGATTCTCTCTGGGGAGTCGATGACTATAGCGGCGGTTAACCTGCTAAAGAATGACCCGGTTAGGTTACAGGCGCTTCGTCAAACCGCCCTAGAGCAACTAGCTCGGCTATCGGAGATGAGCGCCATCACTGACTTCGGCAAGAACGCCATGGGCGAAGGGCTCAAGCAGTTCACCGCCAAGCAGCAGGAGTTGCTGTTCCCCAGGGGCCTCGCTAAAGACATCAACGAACTAGACAAGATCATCCGGTTTATCTACCCCGGCGTCAAGGAAGGCACCATGGCCTCGATGCACGCCGGTTCGATCCTTGAGAAGCCGATTCTTGGGAAGGGCGGGCATATCACTCAAGGTCGATGGTACATTCAGGCCACCAAAGCCGTCGCTCGCTATGTCGCCCTCAACCCTACATTCATGCAATACGTACTACACGGACTACCCATGACTACGACACGGAAGATCATCAACGGGATTGTCAGCGGAACAGCGCGGACTGATATCTTAGAGGGCATGGAACCTGAACAGATTCAAGACATTAAAAGACCGCAATGAACCTCCTGGTGATGGACATGCGCGGGGACGAAGGCTGTGCGCTCGATATAGCGCTGCGCGCTATGGAGGCGGGCCACCAAGTTCGCTATTGGCTCGCCAAAGAGCATCCCGTGGGTGATGGGTTAGTGGAGAAGCCGAAGGACTGGAAGCCCTCCATGGAGTGGGCCGACTTGGTTATCCTAACCGGCAACTGCGACTACCCCAAGGGTCTCGAAGAATGCTTTGATAAAGGCTACCCGATCATGGGGACTAACCCCAAAGCAGCCGAACTCGAACTAGATCGCGGCGAGGGGCAAGCCGTACTTGAGTATTACGGAATCGATACACTTCCCTACCAAATAGTAGACTCAGCAGAGGAAGCCATCGACGTACTATCCAAGTCCGGTAAGCCCTTTGCCCTTAAACCTTGGGGCGGAGCCGCCGACAAGGCAATGACTTTCGTAGCTAAGACACCAGAGGAAGGTATCTTCACACTCTCTCGGTGGGAAAAAGAAGGTCTCTTCAAGGGCCAGTTGATGATGCAGGAATGCGTAGAGGGCACCGAGATTGGCATCGCCGGGTTCTTCGGTCCCGGCGGTTGGTCGTCATGGAAAGAAGAAGCCTTTGAGCACAAGAAATTCATGAACGACGACTACGGTGGGAACACCGGCGAGATGGGGACGGTTATCCGGCACGTCAAGGAATCCAAACTCTTTGACCTGTTGCTAGCCCCCTTAACGGACTATCTTCATCTCGTCAATTTTGTTGGTGACTGCAATGTCAATTGTATCGTTGATGATAAGGGTAAGCCCTGGCCCCTAGAATTCACCATGCGCCTCGGCTGGCCCGACTTCTGCATCCGCCAAGAGGTCCTGCAAGGCGATCCTTTAGAGTGGATGGTTGACCTACTGATGGGCACTGACTCCCTAGAGGTCTCTACTGATATCGTGGTTGGGGTGGTTATGGCCCACGGGGACTTCCCCCGAACTCCCGGCGATCCCGCAGAGGATTGGACGGGCTACCCGATCAGCGGAGTCGAGGACATGACTCATGTCCACTTCCAGCAAGTGAAGATGGGCAAGGCTCTTGGGCTTGAGGGTAAGCGCATTCTTACCGCTGGGACCTACAACTTGGTGGCTACGGGCGCGGGACCCACGGTAGAGGCTGCTAGACTAGCGGCCTACGAAGTCATCAATGGTATATCGTGGCCCTCCAACGTGATGTGCCGCACTGACATAGGCAAGCGACTTAAAGACCAGCTTCCACTACTTCAAGCCTATGGCTTCGCTAAGGGGATGCGCTATGGGAAGGGCTGACTACTTTGAGCTAGGTGATTGGAACGCAGCTTGCTCTATGTGCGGGCGGAAGCGCAAGGCTTCGACCATGGTCCGCAACTGGCAAGGTCTCTACCGTTGCCCCGAACACAACGAGGCTAGACAGCCCCAGGACTTTGTACGGGCGGTACCGGACATTATGAGTGTGCCGTGGGCTCAGAAGGAGACCGATCAGTACACCTTGTTCTGTGACTTCAATGGCTCATCGGCTATCCCTGACTACGCTATTCCTGACTGTTCTATCCCTGATCGCTTTACGATCCTACCTCCGCCTGCACTAGGATAGCTCATGGCTTTCACTCCACAAAACTTCAAGCCGTTTCAGACCCCGCCGATCAAGTCGGTATGGCTGAATGGGATCGATGTCACGTGTAACTTTGTGCTGAATGGGGCGCAGACGGTCCCCCAAGCGCTCGCGGCGCTCGGCCTCGGTAACGCGGGGGCGCTGCCTATTCTGATCACACAGGGCGGCACGTCGGCCACAGACGCGGCCACTGCGCTGACGAATCTCGGCGGCACTACTCAAGCCGCAGCGGTCGCCGCCGCCGTCCCTGTCGCGGTTGCAGCGGCCCAGGTCGCCATTAATCCGAGCCCCGTCGCCACTCCCGCCGAGATCGCGGCCGGGTTCACCACCGGCACTCTGCACGTCCAGTACGGAGTAGGCAATCTCCTCCGTTACGGAGCCGATCCTACCGGCATCCTTGACTCATCGCCCGCCATGGTCGGAGCCCTGGCGTCTAGTTCCGTTGTCTACGGTCCTCAAGGCACCTACAAGTTCTCCGTTACCTTTAGCGTCGGCACCAACCAGATGATCATAGGCGATGGCTGGAATACGATCTTCCAGTGGGCTAACGGCGGTATGACCAACTTCCTCTGCAGCGGTATCACAGGCGCGAGGTTCACGAACTTCCAGGTCAATATCCTCCCGCCCACCACTGGTACCTCCACCTACGGCTGCGTTCAGCTACTAAACTCCTCGAACTGCACTGTGGATCGCTGCTTGTTCAATGGGTTCGTCTGGTCGGGGGTTTGGCTCAATGGAGCCGCCAACCACAACACGATCTACAACAACTGGTTCTCAGGGGCCCAAGAGAAGATCCTCAATGGCCTCCAGGCGGGCACTGGGGGAGATGTTAGTATCTATAGCGGCAACGGTGGTGGAACCGCCGCGCCTTCCTACAACGTCATCGTCAACAACGACTTCTACGGGGGTGGCGGCTACGGAGTTCAGATCCTTGACGAATTCGCCACGGTCGGCAGCGGCCTGCCGTTTCGCAATCTAGTTCAGGGCAACCGAATTGGCGCTCACACAACCTACGGGCTATTACTCTACCTGCCCGGCGCAGGGTCTGGAAGCGTAGATACCTTCAATCGATTCTATGATAATCAAGTTGAGAACATCATAGGAGCTAGAGGACTCGACGGGGTTATCAGCGACCCGGCCCAGACTACCGGAGCGGGGATCTACTTGGTCGGTGCAGGGATCGGCGGAACGCAAGTCCACGGCAATACTGTGCAGAACTGCTGCATCAACACCCGGACCCGCACCTTGGTACCTGCAGGTATTGGCGCGGGTGGAGTAGCTACGGGCTTGGTGCCCGTGTCGATCATTGGCAACACTGTTAGCCGCATGAGTCAGGGCGACGGCATTCAAGTTAGCGGCGGGCCCACGTCAGGGCTAGGCGGTTACACGGTCATAGGTAACTCGGTCACCATGCCTTCGAGCAACAACGGCACCCAGGTTGGCGGAGCTTTGATGGCCGGATCGGGCATTAGCGTTATCTCAGGCGCGGGCGGGCTCAACAACGTGCTTCTAGCGGATAACAACGTGGTCCACTACGGGACTGGCGCGGCACTCTTTACCTCGGCGACCAGTGGCAACCTGCAGAACCTGACTCTCACGGGCGGCAACTACACCATCGACATCACGGGAACCGGGATAGCTTGGCAAGCCGCCCAGGTCGGTGGGTTCAACATCACGAACGTGAATGCGAGCGGGACCCGGTTCAAGCAAGTCGTTGCTTCAGGCACTGCCGCTTGCGCCAACCTAAACGCCATCATCACGGCCTGCTTCTCCGGAGTGATATTTACCTCTAACCTCAATGTAGGATTGTTGCTCAACGGCTGCACCGGGGTTAACATCACAGGCGGCGAGATCCTTGGCCCGACGACTTGCTTCCAAAGCTCAGGCACTTGCACTGGATCGTTCATCGACAAGACCGTAGAGATGAACCTGACCACCGGGGCATCTGCGAGCTTGATCAATAACGCCGGGACAGGCTGCAACATCGAACAGAACTTCTCTAGTGTCCCAACTGCTGGGACTTGGACGATTGGTGACCGGGCTATCCATCTCGGCGTTACCCCGGCGACAGCTAAAGGCTGGGCTCGGGTCACTAGCAGTTCTTCAAACATCCTTGGAACCGATTGGATCTCAGAGGGCAACCTCTAAAGGAGTACTTGATGATTAACACACTACTAGGTCTATTCATCGTTCTATGTATCGTCGGGCTCATCTTGTGGGGGGTCGGTCAGATCCCTGGAATACCGCCGGTCGTCAAGACAGTGGTCTATGTGATTGTCGGCGTCATCTTGTTATTATGGTGCCTTAGCTATGTCAGTGGACACGGCATTACCATTCGTTGAAAGGACTCAAGGGGAACGTATAGTGACTGAATTGGCACTAAAAACACTATTGAACTCTCCACTCTCACTGTTTGGGCTAATGGTTCTATCTTCAATAGCAAACGGGCTCAAACAGATAGCAGTGATCAGGCAAACTTCAACCTCTATGACTTGTTGGCAGTATTTTACTCGGTACGCACCAGAGAGCATAGGAATGCTAATTACGAACATGCTAGCCTTCGCTGTGCTAGTGTTCACCGATCAGTTGAACTTTGCCTCGGCCATCGGGGTAGGCTATGGGATGAATTCCATAATGGACCTACTGCCCAAAACCCGAAGAGCTTATGATATGAAAGGCGCCCCGGACGACCCTGCAAAAAACCCCCCTGCCCCGCTGCAGCAGGGGAAATAACTAAGACAGCTAATCAAGGAGTTACAATGTCAGACAATCCCGTTCTAGTCGCTACCGGCCCCTCGCTCATCGCAGCGCTCAAGGCAGTCGAGCAATTCACCGTCGATATCGGCACTAACCCTGTTCAGTGGGCGCTCACGGTTCCGGGGGCTCTCGCGAAGCTTTTAGGGACTGTAGAGATGCAGATCCCCACGGTGATCGGTTCCGAAGCTGGGGCCCTTCAAGCTTTCGTCACCAGCAAGGTTGAGGACCTCATCAAGAAAATTCAAGCGGCGGGAGGCTGAGCAACCTCTAACAGGAACCCCCCTGGTATCTGCTTAAGAAGAATCAACCCGGCAGCCACTAGCCCTTTAACGATCCCCTCAAAGTCCCGGGCGTTGGGGAAGCTGGCATGGATGTACTGATAGGCATCGGAGTAAGGTAGAACCTGTCGTTGGCGGATGTAGGTGAGTAGCCGGTCCGCCGCGACAGCATCCTCCGACATCCCGATCTTGGCGAACACTTTGGGTAGCTCGCCCTCCAGGTCACTCACCATCGCGGTCGCATCGACTAAGCTATCTATCCCGATGACCATCGAATCGCCTCGGGAAGCCTCTAAGACCATGGCTAGCTTATGAGTATGGGTCTGCTTACGGCTCAGGTAGCCTCCGAACTGGTCGTCGCGTAGCCCCTCCGGGGGGTCCTCGTGATGGCGCTTATACCAATCGATTCCCCAAGCCACTGCTTCAGGGGACAAAGTGTATTCACCTAGAATGGTATTGGCGATGTGATCGAGGTCCTTAATGAGGGCTTGGCGGACTTGCTGGTCGTCGGACCGCACGTTGAGCCCTGGATAGGCGATCAGCTTCTCTTTCTTGTCGGCGTAGACGAAGAGGCAGCGGGATGTGAATCCGCCGCCGATCAGGAAGTCAGGAAAGTTCCCCGCGATCCAGGCGGGCGTAGTGCCAGCGATGAGGTTGATAAAGGGGTTCTCTACCTCGTCACTCCCAACGTGCTTGGTGATCTTCTCGATCACGCCGGTCTTGGAATCCCAGAGCGCGACCATGAAGTCTACCAAGGCGCGATCTTGGGGATCGAGCAACAGCCCGAACTCATTTGCTTCTAGCGTGAGCGCACACTGGGTATAGAGGTCGTCCCCGACCGGGAAACTTTCCTTGGCCTCGGCGAACTTGGTCATCAGCGCTTGCCAAGTCATTATCGACGGCCCCCAACCTATCCCTGGAACTTGCCGCAAGAGGTCCATCGCGATCTCGATGGTCGTTGACTTGTTCACCACCCCCGGCGGCGCAATGAACACGATGTACATGTTGGGGAACCACTTATAGCGCTTCTGATCGAACCACACATGGCGTCGAAGGGCCCCCGCTATCGCCGCGACGCCGCTGAAGAAGTGCATCCTCTTCGGAGCCTCGGTGTAGGAGGCATAGGCTACATATTCGGTTAGCCAGTCTTTAAAGATTCGCGGCATTCTTCTCTTCTCTTCCTCTTATTCTTCTCTTCTCTTGAAAAGAATGCTGGCGTTGGAACTGGTGCTGGCGTACATTTTCCCACCCGAAGACCTTCTTAGTGAGACGACGCCGATTAGATCGGGGGGTTGATAGACCTCTTCACTTGCAATCCCCCCATGATACCGTGGAAGTCTCCACGCTAAAAGGTATCACGAGCGGGTCTTCGTAGGGAACAACAACCTTCGCTGCCTGTTCAATTCTCTTAGCTGTTTCTGGTAGTCCAGAATCGAACTGTCCTGCGAGGGAGTCGTGGACTTGGAGGAGGACTTGAGCCTCGGGGACTTCCTTGTAGAGCTTGATCCAGATCTTGTTGATAACAACGGAGACCGTTGACTGGGGGACCCAAGCGATTGCCTCAGGTAGGATAGCGTCAACACGGTCGAATATGTACCAGCGGAACCCGAAACGATTTTCGATATACCGCCGTCGAGTAATCTGATCTCTAACACGCTCGTGCCATCGCTTGATACCAGGATGGGCGCCAAACCAGATTCCTTGAGCGCGTTCAACTTCTCTAATAGTCCATCCAGTACCTGCTGACATAGTTTTAGGCTGGCCGCCGTAGTTGGTTCCATGGCAAAATACCTTTGAGAATTCGCGAAGGTGAAACATAGGCTCAGCCCACTGTTCATACTTGGGGTGAGTCTTGACTAGCTCTAACAGGTCTGGGACCTTGGTGTTCTGTAGGACATAGGCGTTCATCAGATGAACATCAACGCCTAACTTCAACGCTGCTTTGAGCATCGCATCGTCGGCTTCCGCAACTACGACTTGGAGGTCCGCTCGATCCAAGTCACCATTGAAGAAAGTGAACCCTGGATCAGGAATGAACATCGCGCGGATATTGGGATACGAATAAGGATCTCCCAACCCCGCAGTAGCCCCTCGTGCAACAGCTTTGCCCAAGCTTTTTGATTTCTTGCTTGGGACATTTTGTAGATTAGTTCCACATCCGAAAGCATTTTCGGAACTAGATAAACGGTATGTCTTAGGAGCGGACTTCCCGGCCTCGGAACCCCCGATATTATAGGCACAACGCATCCTTTCGTCTTCGTCGAGCTTGGAAGTGAGAAAGTTCGAGAGGAAGATGCCCATGGTACGAATGTCGCATATCGCGTTAACGAGCGGCCTAAGAATTGGCTCGCGGCGGGCGATAAGCTGGAGCGCTTCGTCTTCAAGGGTCGGCCTTGATTCTTTACCTTTCTTGCCACGTTTCATCACCACCTTTTGCTTCAAATCGGTGTAAAACAGAGTATGCATCTGCTTCGGGGATTTTGGGTTAATCGCATGTCCCAGTACGTCCAGAAGGAACAGCTTGCGACGTTCCACCTCCACTTTAACCTCGCTAGCCAACTCTTTTCGGCGCTCAACATCGATTCGACAGCCTCGCTGCATTGCTTGCAGAACAGGCCAGAACATTGACTGTTGAAACTTATGAACATTTTGGAGCCCCATCTTCTCGACTAGTTCTAACTCAACCCGCCCGGCCTCGTCGGTGTAGACGCAATCCTCGCAGTTATAGTACCAGAGTTCATCCTCTTTTTGGTTCTTACCCCAGTCCTTGCCTTCGTCTTTCCAGTATACGTAGTAGTTGCAGTACATCGATGCTTGGAACGCTAAGCTCTTTGGTAGGTCTGAAAAAATAGAATGTTGCGAGATCATACAATCTTGTGTAACATGGGGGACAAAGTGCCAATGGCGCCATGTATACTGAGAATCGTAGAGGATGTTCTGCCCCACAACCTGGGCATTTGGATGGGTCAGTATCGCACGTAAAAGCCATACTATCTCCACTTCTTCCCGGTCACTCCAGTATCCTTCCCGTCGTTCGATACACATGAAGGGGATGCAGATGGCGTCGGTGAGGCTCCAAGAGAGCCCGGCGCAGGCAATGTGACCCCATCGAGTTTCGAGGTCGAATGAGAGTCGAAGAGTCTCCGTTGCCAGTCGCTCCAAGAGGCGTCCACAGACTTCTCTGACTTGCTCGAAGGTAGGTCTAACGATAAAGTTCCATGCGGGTTTCGGATAGTCGTGAAGTGTTCTGTAGCTAGCTGCTCTTCTAAGGTCGGTGACAGCGATCCCTCTTTCACTCCACTGCCTGAGGACGGAGGCGGGGTGGAAGGTGGGGATGAGTTTAGCGGGCGGACTGCTTGTTCCACTCGTATAAAGCATGCTACCTCGCCATTTCGTAATACCTGTTGCGCCTGTAAGAGCCCATAAAGGCGTATTGCCCAGCGCAATGATAATGTTAGGTTTGACCATCTGGATTTCTTGGTCGAGTAACCGACAGCCATCCAGAACAGGGGTGAGGACCCATTTTCCTCTATGCTCGATATGTGCATCCGTGATCTCCTTTTTAGACTTCGCTATGAAAGCATTGATATCGTTACCGGGCGGGCGAACGCGACAGACGTTAGTGACAAAGCATTCGCTCCTTGCGATCCCGGCCTCTCCCAACATCCGGTCTAACTCCTGACCGGACGCCCCCACGAAGGGCCTTCCCTGGCGGATCTCTTCCTCCCCTGGCGCCTCCCCCACCAACATGATGCGGGCGGGGATCGGTCCATCGCCTCTCATTAGTAAGCTATCAATCGTGAGTAGACTTGATAATGTCTTTTCCAGGCTGGCGATTCAGCCTTGAAAGTAAACACAACTAGTTCCGGCCTTGTTCGCCAGATAATAATCTGTTTGCCGCCAAGGAACTCTTCTAAAGACTTAAAGTACTTGCTAATGGCTTCATGTTCAGAGGTACATATAAAAGGATAATCCTCATATTCTCTTTTTAGGCCTCCAGCAACTAAAGTCTTATAGTACTCGCCCTGGCCTATATAGGCTGTTGGTGGGCCATCAGCATCACGAATATTGAAGTCTATCTTGAACGCTGCAAGGTCTATCAGATCACCTTCCCTCATAGCTAATTCCTCTTCTTAAAGCCCTCGTCTATCAGCAACCCACTCGCAGGCTTCATAAGCTGCTGCTGCAACATCTTAGACTGGATATCGTTGATAAACGCAGTAAACGTTTTCCCAAAGATCGCTATCGCCTCAGCCAGCGATTTAGCCGGAATAGGACACTCCAGCAACTGCCCGTTCAAAAAGCACTGCCCGACGTACTTGACCGGTCTCGTCGGATCAGTGATGACTTCCCCGTCATCCTCGGCTATGTGAACGGGCGTTTGCTCCATGATTATCCCAGCCTTCCCGTCAGTGTAATACCTCCTTCGATAGAGGTCATTGGAGTCCATTGGAGTGACGTTGATGCTAGGCATGGGGGTTCCTTAAGGCTTGGAAACGCTACCGATCTCATCGAAGATCTCGCCTTCGTGCTCACGATGGGAGATCACCACCCGGATGGGCCTGCCCTGCATAGCACCAATGCTAAAGGGCTTCCCGGCCTGGTTCATGTCAAGGGCCTCGCGGACCCGGCGTAGCCCATTATTCTTGCCCTTCCCCCAGTCGATCATACCGCCCTCGTTCAGGTCTAGCATGATTCCTAGCTTCATCACTAACTTGTCGGTCCCCACTGCTTTCACCGCTGCAGGGTCGGTGGTCAGGTCAACCTCCACAGGGAAGTCCACCGCAGTCCAGGTCTTGCCGTTCTTCTCTCCGTTGCGGCCTTTCGGCTCGCCTAAGATCCCGACGAACGTGGAACCTGCGGGAAGTGGAGGACGGCGCTCTAGGGCCTCGGTGGTGGTGGCATTCAAAAGAGAATCAAGATCAAAGATTGACATTAGAGTTACCTTTTAGGTTGGTGTTAATTGTCCGCCCCTGGATTTCCATCGCTCAATAATCGGGCCAAAGGATGGGGGTAGTCCATCAGCCACTGCTAGATTCCTGGTCTTTAGATCACACATTGCGTTGGCGGTAGACCAACTCCACTTGGTTCCTTCGCGGGACGCTAGAATCACGTCCGAGAACATCGGAGGGATCTTTGGAGGGAGAGCCTTTCCTAGTGAGCTAACGGTGATCTTGGCCCCACCAAACACTACATCTACCTCACGCTCGACGTGCGCGATTAGGATGAAGTGACAAGCACAGCCGTCGCACAGGAGCCGCAGAGCGTTCTCAATTTGCCCCTGTGCTAGCCCCCAGTCGGTCTGGGATCTCAGCGGCTTCTTTCCCACCACCATCGTCATCGCGAAGTTGCCCAATCCTGTTAGCCCATCGATAACCAGCGCTCGATCAGTCCCCCAATTAGTTACTGCCCCGAACGCTTTTCCAGTTCGTTGATCCTCAAAATTAATCAACGTCTTGATGACCTTGGCGTAGGGATTGTGCTGAGCCCTAGTGAAGTCTTGGATCTTGTAAAGAGAGTCTTGAGTTTTAGATCCTATATCGTCGGCTGCTTGCAGCAAGGGGCCAAACCCGTCACCTTGAAGGTTCAAAACATGCCAGTGGAGGTTATCGGGGACGGGCTTCCCTCGGTCGGTATAGTAGCCTATCAGCGATTCGATCCCTGACTCCAGTCCTAGAAAGAATACCTCCACCCCGGCGTCAACCAGGGTCCCTATCGAGTGGGTCTTCCCGGTCCCGGTGGGGCCTTCAAGGAGGACATTCACGCCAGCAAGGCTCACAGGAACAGCCCCACAATCACTAGCCCCAGCCCCGTAAACCAAAGAGCCGCAGGGAAGCCGCTGAGCCTCAGATTCCCCTTCGCCGCCTCCTCGCGAAGCCGCTTAAAGGGAACGTTCAACAGCCAGAGTCGCCTGCCCAGCAAGTCCCCAGCGAACGCCAGAAGACACCCAATCATAATGAGTTTCATAGACAATCTGAGCCTCCTAGCCCAATGCAAAGGTTACCAGAGCCAATTTGGTCACCAATCCATATGTTGATATTCTCGCTAAGCTGGTCATCGAGCCAGTAGATGCCAGAGCCAACGGCTGTGCCGGCCCCCGCCGCGATGATAAGTTCTGAGCCTATATAGGTCCCTGCTGCTGCTAAAGCTGCACTCATGGTCCACCCGGCGGTGTAGTATTCAAGATAGACCTCATAGATAGTCATGTCTAGGATGGGGGAGGCTGAGATGGTGCCTTGAACCGTCACGGTTCCGGCCTTAACCTGGAGCCCGTTGGCTAGAATTTGAGCCCTGGAGAGTCGCATGGGGAGCGGATGCTGGGCCGTGAAGTAGGCCGATTGAACCGCCGCGTAGGACCTCGCTACCACCTGGGCGTCGGTCTGGGGCCCGAATGCTGAGCGGATCTTGACTAGATTCGAGGCGTTGAGCCGGGTCGCTAACGTCGCCAGAACCTGGGTCACTGTCGGTACCCCGGCGAATTGCTTGGTCGTTAAGTCTAGCTGGGTCGATAGCCTCGCTAGATCGAACGGTTTCATCGATGCAATCCAGTTGTTGATGTTGGGGTTCTGCTGCAGGTTGCAAAGGATCACAGCGTTGAAGTTCTTCTGAATTAGAGCCTTGTCAACTAGAGTGCCTCTATAGGCCATAATGTGGCCTGAGTTAGGACACCCCCTAGCTACTGGCGCTAGGCCATCGGCCATGGCAGAGCCACTGGCTAACATAGCCGCAATCATTAATGTAAGTTTCATTTGCCTTAATTTCCTTTAGTTTTGTTGGCTATGCCTAAATCCTAACTGTTCAGCTAGCCAAATCTCGCGAGCAACAACAGGGTTTCCTATTCTAGTATAGTTCTCTACTAATGGCCCTCCTATACGATATCGCATCTGCCATAGCATCCAAAGTTCTACTGTATAGTTGAATCGCTGCTGGTCAGTCATTGAAGTGAAGTGAGCTTCATTCATACCTTTTTACCTCGGAATTAATCGACATGAGGGCTATGGTTGAGTGCTTGGAGGATAGCTTAACCGTCGCCTCAAACTCAACTTCAAGATCTCCAAACATTTTGTCTGTGTTCTCTAGGGGCCATGGATGACATAACTTTGCCGCGCCAAGCCCAGACAGGAGTTGCCATACACAAATTTCGTTGATTTCAAACTCTGCTAGGGGCATTTGTTGTCTATGAAATAAATGATAAACAGTGTACACGACTCGATGGTACCTTCAAGCTTCCGCCCTATAAGTTGATCTATTATACTAGCGGCGCATAGAACTATCATAATAAATAGCTTCACAAGAGTGTCTCTGTCCTGGTCAGCGGGTTCCAGAACCGGCGCTCAAAGAATGTCTCTAGATGGCTAACTGCAGCCTCCTCTTTATAGGTGCAGACTTGGCGGAAGGCGCAGCCCCCATAGTCAGCACACGCATGGTCCAGATTATGCCTCCACTTGTCTTTCTTCCAACACCCGATCATCTCCTCCACCCACTCTAGCAACTCCTCGTACCACCTTTCGACGTGGAACTCGGGGCGGTAGCTGATGGCCTGCTGCGTCTCGTTCTTCGTCTTCAAGATCGAAACGCCTCTGATCAGAGCGCCATCGATATGTATCCCAGCCTTCCCACAGCCCCACACGTAGCCAGTGAATTGAGCCCGTAGGTCCCATTGTTTTCCCCAGGTAGGCCCCAAGGAAGTTGTCGTCTTTTCGTCGCATATGAATTGGCCTCCAAATGCGGACAGAATAGCGTCCATCCGGCCGCAATAGATCAGCGGGTTCCCGGTTTCGGGATGAAGGATAGGAAGGGGTTCAGCGAATGAGAACTCAATACCTTTGCGCCCGCCCGGAAGGATGATCGGGGGGTGGTCTTGAGCTAGAGGGTAATTGGCGAAATAGAAGTCAAACGCCTTGATCATCCCTGAAAGGGATTTGGCGTGACTCCCGGCGTCGAAGTCGCCGTAGAACTCAGCTAGGGCATCCCTGCCTGCGGCAACTGCAGCGTCAGCGCTTAGCCCATCGACATAGAAGCTGAGCCTCGCGACTTCCATGCCCCGCGCAAAGGCCCCTCCAGCGTGAAGATGTATGGAGGGGCCCTTAGACTTCCAGTTGGCGATGTATTCCTTATAAACCTTCTGGGGGCAGGACTTGTAGACTCCCATGATTGAGGAGTCGATGACTTCTGGGAAGGGGTAGCGCATGGGCTAAAGTGCGCCCAGCAGAGTTCGGTGCGCGGCTGAACGTGCCCCGGTACCAAAACAGTCGGCGTAGTGCCGCAGATCCGGCACGTGCGGGTGAAGTCGGGCATCAAGGTAGTCATAATGTCGCATATTATAGCTTCTCTAGTTCGTTAATCAAGTCGGTTAGGTCAACCTGTCGGGGGTCGCTCTTTTTGCCTGCTTTTTTAGGCTTTTTCACCTTCGGCTGAGGGGCGGCGTTGAGTCGCCCGGCCCGCAGGTAAGCAATCGCCTCGGCGTATTCCTCTCGGGTAATCGTGAAGTCGGCGCACTTCTGCCGCCAGAGAGCTACTTTTTCGTCACTCATGTTGATCCCGCTGAGGAGTCGGCTGTAGCGCAGATACTCCGCCCGGTTGAGTTCTTGCCGCGCCTCGCAAAGCTTCCCCAGCCGCTCATAGTCTCGGCTGGCGGTCGAGGTATTCATTGATGCGCTCGATAAAGAAAGCCTGATAGGCTCCCAGGGGCACCTTTCCCATTGAAGGGCTATAGAGATGTTTGTCTAACCGGGCCCGCACGGTAGCGGGCAGCATCAGCGTGAGCTTCGTCGGTCTATTAATGTCAGCATGTCGAGGCATTTCAACCACCTTCCAATTCAAGGCTATAATCTGGAACGTCCATGATTTGACAGTCAGGATAAAGTTGGTCTGCCTCTCTAGCAGCCTGTGCTATTGCCATCATAGGCGTTAACCAGTTAGCAGCGAAACGTGTTACGTAGAGTGGGATTCGATGCCCAGCACGTCTGATTATCACTTTGTAAATCTTCGTAAACTCTTCGCACTCGCATTCAGCTATTAACATCAGTTAAGCCTCAATGGAATGTCTTCACGTTCGCCAGCTATGATGATACGGATAGGTTTAAAGGCTTCATACTTGGGCATGTCGCCGACTACCTCTCCCAAGAACTTCACACACGCAAGAACTACTTCCTCTTGGGACACTGACTCTTCCTCTTGACGAGTTAGCCACGCATCATAGGCTCTGGTAAGGACGCACTTCAGGCAAGTGCAGTTAGATGTCGTCAGCGTCATCTTCGTCTTCGTCGTCGGGGCCGTCGTCGGGCCCGTTAGAGCTTGGAGCCATAGGCATAGCACTCCCACACTTAAAGCAAACCCAGACACCGCCTACGCCCTGTGTTGGGGAGTGCTTACACTCTGTTTCTAGCTTGGTTAGCTCATCCATCAGCTTCCGGTGTCGGACTAGCTCTTGGTCAGAGGCATCCCGTAGCCACCAGGGAGTGGGAAGCGGGGGATCGCTAAAGGGACTGTTCATTTTGAAACTCCTTTAAGCAACTCGTCAAGTCCAGTGCAGTTTATGCCTATGCAGTTATCTAGCCAGATGTAACCTTTTAGCCCAGAGAAATCGCAGCCTTCAAAGCGGCATTTTTTAAAGATAGACTCATCAGCACCGTCTACTACTTCAGCTAGCTTAGCGTTCGTAAAATCTGAATCACTTATTGCAAAGTATTTATGAGGCTTGAGTTGTGAGCGTAGGCTGTCAATCGTTCGCCGACATATGCGTAGGCTGTAAAGCTGTACTAGAATGGTTAGGCAAAGGAAGATGATAGCTATATTCATGGCTTTACTGCGGCATCATTCGTAGAGCATGGGCGGTCGCCGATCTCGTCCGGCCCCATTGTCCAGTCGCGGGCGCCGCAAACGGTGCAGACTTCATCATAGAGCGACGAGTCCGAATAGCGCGTCTTGTGGGTCGCTGAGTTAGCTTGCCGTTGCTCTCTGGTAAGCTCGTTCATTCCGCGCCCCTATCAGACTGTGAATCAGTATCGTCAAGCCAGTGCCTTGTTCGGAACCGATGTGCGACTAGCCAGTCGTGGTAGCACTCTTCCTTGATGTACAAAGCTGCAAGCGATGCCCATAACTCTTCCCACCATTTCGCGCGTCGATATACATATCTCATGGTTTGACACCTTCTCCGCTGTTAGTAGCTACGGTGCTTTTTCAGCACCAGTTCGATGAAGTCGGCGAGCGGCTTTTCGCCGTATCCGCAACCCGCACGCTCGGGATTCCTGCCGTGCATGAACTGAATACGGCTTACCTTTTCGCCTGATGAACGATCCGCGCCAATCGCGAATATCTCGGCGGCAATGATGGCGGCAAGCTCTTTGTCGTCAACCATGCTCTGATTCTCCATCGATAGTGGAACCGGCAGCGGAATCGAACCGCTCCCCTAAACCTTTTACAAGAGGCGGGGGCGACGCCTGCGCCGGTTCATCGGAAGCAGAGCGTCGCCCTCTCAGGACCAACAATCCCCCAATCAACAGGGTCAATCCACTCGCCCACCCTTTCGAGTCAATCTCAGGAGCCTGCGAAGGCAGCGAAGCGCTTACTTGCTGCACGCTCGTGACGTTGGCGAACTCGCCATTCAGGCTGTAATCATAGACAAGCATGGTGCCTTGTCTTGCGTCGTAACTGATCATCGCTCCGCTGCCAGGATAGAGCGTAAAGCCTCCACTAGCTATGTCTACAGTGCCCCAGCCGTTATCAGGCTGGAAAGCTCCTCCGTTGACACTAAAAGCGACGCTAGTAACCGGCCCCCGCTGACTAGGGTCTTGCTCAGGATTGATCAACGGGTTAATTGTGTACTGAAACTGTAGCATTCCCGTTTCGGGAACTCCCCACATGTTTTGGGTAATTGTCCCAGTGACCAAAAAGGTCTGGTCTTGAGCTAACGCGGAGCCGCTGATTAAAAGCAAGCAAAGTAAGGTTTTCATGGGTTACCTCAAGTAATTACCATTGCTATGATGCATATCACAATTGCGGCTAGTAGAATCCCTAGAGCTATCGCGGTTCGGCGGACCAGTCGTAGGGTTGCGATCAAAAGGGCTTCTCAGGATCTTGATTAACCAGGATGCGCCACTGGCGGACTTCTTCTCGGAGACTCACTAGTTCATCATTGCGTTCAATCGTTTCTGCACCTAAGTTATTTAATGCTGTGATCGCTGTTGACAAATCGTAGTCGCGGGCCTTTTGAAGTAGCTTGCCTAGTTCCTCATGCAAAGCGTATAGAGCCGGGATGTTCATTTAGCCTCCTTCCTAATCCGCTTCGCGGCTTGCTTGTTAGCCCAGATGATCTCTTTACGTCGGGTAGCTCCCACATTGCGGGTAGAACCGGCCTTGCCGTCTTTAGCCAGCTTCCGGCCCCAGCCTGAGACGTGGATGGCCTTGACGGAGCGGAGCCGCTCAACCTTTTCGTCATGCGTAACCAATTGAATTTCCTCACATTATGCAGACGTGCGACGCCTGGAGACGTGAGAGTAGATCACGGCGCTGCGCCGCTGTCAAGGGGTCGCGCAAAAGAAAAGGGGGAGTCGCCGCTCCCCCCGTTCCCGCCCGTTAAAGTCGGACTCGGCGTCGCAGAGCCTGCCCTCGCCGTAGGGCCTCCTACGCGCCTAGAGCCCCTCCAGCAAGCTCTCGTCTACCTCCTCAATCTTGCCCTTGGCCCGCAACTTCGCCTCTTCCTCGGCCTCCAATCGCGCCACAATGGCATCCAGGCCCTTAATCCGCTTCATGTCGATCTTCTGTTGCATCGTCTTCGATGCCAGGAAGTCTCGCGCCGTGTTCGCCGTGACTCCCTTGAACTCCATGATGGCCTTCATAATGATCGAGGTACCCTGTCCGCCCTCGGCCCGCTGCCGCCACTCGCCCGAGCGCCACTGCTCGATCAACTGGCCTACTGCAGCTTTGAGTACGTCAAGGTCGCCTTCGCCATTCGCCAGTTGCCCCAGCTTGTAGAGTGCCCCGGTCGCTGCAGCCTCCTGCATTACGCTGGCGGGAACCTGGATCTCGCCCCGCGTGCCGTCGCTGTAGGTCAGTGCGATATGGCTCAGCTTGCCATCTTCGCTAAAAACCGCTTCCTTCCTCAGCTTTACTTGTCTCTTTTCCTGTGCTACGTCATTCATCTGAAACTCCTTGGATTGGTGGAGGCGCAATTTTATCATCTAACGCGGGATCATACAAGGCCTCCCGCACCTTTGTTGCTGTGTCGAATTGGCCAAAATTATAGAACAGCTTCGCGATTCTGCGGTCAGTTTCGGTCCAGATTCCCCCGGTCGCTACTAGATCGTTCCAATGGGTGTCGAAGCTCATTTGCTCAACTCCTTCACGTGGTTGCGGATCTGGCGCATGACTTGGGCGTAGGTCTTGTTAAGGTCCTGACTGCCGATTTCATTTATCTCGCCATAGAAAATCTTTCTTGTGCCTTCATAGCCGAAGAACTTCGATAGCATGATTTTAAGAGAGTAGCTACTTCCAAGTAGCAGTACATTATCAACCCTGAACCCATAGACTTCCTTGCTTTCATCCTGCTGTAGCTCGATGCCCTGGGCCTGAAACCAAGGGTCCATCCCGCAGAACCCTGCGGCGCAAGCTTTGGTTCCGCAGTCAGTTTCCTCCCCCCAGTTCTCCATGAAAAAGTGATGCTTCCTTTGATGCTTGGTCAGCTTTTGCATCACCCGGACCACGTTCGTCCAGCGCTCAAGCTTCTCTTTCTTCGTTAACTCATCAAACGGCTTAAACATGTTCAATTTCCTTTGGTAGTTCATCGGTTTCTTCATCATCTAACGCGGGCGGCGGGATCTTCCGCAGCGACTTGTAACTAATCGCCAGCCAATCAGGTAGCCCTGTTCCATGCCAGTAAGGCGGGCATTTGCCCCAAGGAATATCAAGTATCCTCGTCAATATCACATGCCGTCCGATCAAGTGACTGGCCCTAGCGAAGTCCACCATATTCCACTCGTTCTGCACCACCACGCACAAGTCCCCTGGTTGAAGGTCCATCATAGCCTCCTCCTAATCTAGATGCCTAGTAATCGAGAATCGCCACTCGTTAGCGCACTCTTGGAACCAAATCTTCACGTCTCGGGACCCGAACTGCGGATGGCCGAACAGACGTTCAAGATCTTCAGGAGTAACACCCTCTTGAACGGTCCCATGATAGCGGCAATGAGCATAACCGTTCACCACCCCATCAATCGTCACCCGCTCGTCAAAGCCTTCAGGGCACTTCGAGCGCCACTTTTTGATGTAATGGTCGCCCTCGGGTTGCTTGCACCCCTCGCAATAGCCCGGTACGTCTTTGTCGGCATGAAAGTCTCTACAGACGTACGGTTTAGCATCCATCGAACGGGTCCCCGTAGTAATAGAGCCAGAGCATTCCGACGACCGCGCCGAGCATAACGCCTACCAAGAAGGTCCCGACTGGGTTGGTGCCTTCCCACAGATAGAAGCCTGCGAACCCCGCGCCTGTCGCTGCGAGTAGCATCCCCCCAATGCCTGCGAACCACTTCATTTGGTTTCCCTCATGTAAATTACAATGGCCTCTAGCTGATCGGCGGTAAAATACCCGTCTAGCGATACGGTGTCGGGATGGTCTTTATCCCAAGATGTATACTGATCCAGAGTCTTAAGATTGCCGTCTGCGTCAATAGCATCGCCTAGAATCACTTTGGCTTCGTCCAGTGTCATTTGCCCTCCAAAACGTCTAGAGCTAACCGGGCGAGCAACTCGCCCCGCGTGGACTTCCCGGCGTCCCATGCCTTCCTGGCATGGCGTAGATAGACGATAGCCTCCAAGGAAACCGGCTTAGCAGCCTTGACCTTGCCGTTTGGCTTAGCTAACACACGCTCGGGGGCTAGGTCTCGTTTCCAGCGGGCAAAGACGCTAGAGGCTAGCTTGTGTTTGATCAGCACTGGCTTTGCTTGCCCTGCTGCCTCAGCTTCCGCTAGAATCTTGCGTTTCTGTTGATCTGTGAACTTACGCCGCGTTCTCACTTGCGATACCCCAGATAGTTCATCCGGTCGGTGTAGAGCGCTAGCTTACGCTTGCGGCTCATCGTCCAGCCCGGACCTTTGAGGATTGCGTAGCCAATCCGCCCACGGCATCTAACACAGATGTTAAACCTAGAGTTTGGCTTACAAACCTGATCGCAGTTTTCTATGATGCATGCATTACTTGACATTTACCTTGCTCCTTTGATTGTCCGCGAATTGTCTAAGAACCTTGGCGGCCTTTCGATTGTTGTAGTGCCAATCATTATCGATGGCATCTAGCTCCTGCAGAAACGATAGAAGGTCCCGAAAACCAAGTCTTTTTGCTACCAATGCAGCGAACTCGTAGAGATCATTTGGCATGTCCAAGAAAAAGCCTATCCAGGCTGCCGGGCAACCAACCCCATTAATATCGGCGGGCCGTGCGCTCCCCCAAAAATCAAACCGTTTCTTGCTGCGCTCGATATGCCTCGCGGCCCGTCGAATCGCTCGATACTCCTGATTAGTCAACATTACCTTGCTCCTTTGCCTTAAAGATGTGGCGGCTATTCCGATAGCCACTGCCGCCACTCAGCGGGTTACCCAGGAAGGGAGATTCCTGCTACCGTATTGTCATTAAGCAGCCTTTTCCAGCGCTGCGCTGGCTATCTGCTTCCAATCATTGCGCGGGAGTTCTATCACCCGCGCCCCATCGTGCTCCATCTTGGTCGCCACATCATAGTCATCTTCGTCCTGCGACTGCCGGGTGATGGCGTTCATCAGCCCATAGCGGCTCAAGTCGCCGCCCATGATCAAATGTTTGAGAATCCCGTGCTTCGTACCTTCGCCATAGTTCAGTTTCTTCGCCAGCACCTCAACTACCCCGTTGATATTGGTGCCTTCAATCGGCTGATCAGCAGCGTCACGCATCTTTGCCACGATGGTCTCCAAGACATCGCGGTTCAACAGCCCCTTAACGGTGTCGCGGATCTTAGCGAATAGCGCGGCATCGTCAAGCTGGCGAGTCTCGTTACTGTACATCTCATAGGCTAACTCAGACTCCTCAGCCTTTTTCCCGACATGATAACGGCGATGGCCGTAGTCAGGCATGATCATGCCGTTGAGACACACCAGACGGTAAATGAGCGGCTCAACCACTAGAGCCCCCATGCCTACTTCACTGTTAGCCAGCGCAAGCCCTAGTTGAACCACGTCGCCCTTCTTAACTTCAATCTCAAGCTTGGGGAACAGGAACTTCATATAGAAACGCGAGTCAGTGAATTGCGAACTCACCAACTCAGCCCCTGAGTCCATCGCTACCGGGAGAACTGACTCTGCAAGGTCGATGTTATCCAGGGGCCGGAATCGATCAGACCTAAAGGCCCGCGCTGTGTTGTCTAGGGTCCTAATCATCTGTCGTGAAGGTTGCTTCTGCAGATGGTCATTAAACGTTTGGGCGAACAGCGGCTTGAACGCAGCCATCGTGCGCAATCGTTCGATGTACTCGTGAGGGATCTTGTAGTGCTCGGCCATTTGGCGACGGAATATCGCGTTGGTCCCAAACTCAACTGCCGTGTCCGGTAGGACAATAGCCATTGAGCTATCCTCGCGAATAGCAACCTGTTGGGTCCCTGCGATGAAATCGCGCTTTGCATTGGCTTGCCGCTCTAGCTCGGCGGCCATGGCGGTAATTGATAATCCTGATTTCATAACTTTGCTCCTTAAAAGGGTAACCTAGTGCGAAATTGCACCGGGAAAGGGACTAGTTGCCTAGTCCCCAACCCGCTGCGATCTAGCGATACATACCAAGAACTTCCATCGCAATCGACGTGCCTTTTTGCTTACCCACCACAATGTGGTCTAGCAAGTTAAGGCCACGGGTAAACCCCATTGTGCCCGCTGCAATAGTCGTTTTAATGTCGTTCATACTGGGAATTGGCTTTTCCTCTTCCCCTGGATGATTGTGGGACAGAATGAACCGGGCGGCGCCTAGTTCCTGCCCTCGCTCTAGAATTTTGAGCATAGGCACTGCAACTTCACGCTCATTGCCCGTTGCCATGCACTCAGCCTCTATAATATTCCCGTGGCTATCAAGCCAAAGAACATGCAGTTCCTCGTGATCTAGCCCCCCTAAAATAGCCACAAATGCATCCTTGGTATCATCCCAAGTGCCCAGTTTTTTGCCCTTGATAAATTTGCTCATTGCCTTCTCCGTTTTAGGTAACCTTTCTCTTAATCGGTTTGGCTAGGAGCCACTTAGCCCCTAGCCATTTAATAGCCTCATTAGTCTTTTCCTGATAGTCAACCTCCTCCAGTTTCTGAATTGGCTTTCTAACCTGGCATCGATCCTTTAACCTCCTAAACAACTTCATTGGGGCTACTCCAACCACTTTCAAGTGTCTGCCATACCTCGCCCCGGACGATGCGTCCGACATGACCAATCCCTACCCCGTAATGGTTGGCTAACTTGGATTGACTCCAGCCCTCGCGATAGCGCTGGCGCATCTCAGCTACTTGCGCGGCGGTCAGCTTTGAGGCTGGGCGTCTCATTTGATCAGTACCAACCCATGCGGGAGTTTCCGTTGCCGCAATGGTTTATCTACCCCGCGTGGATACCAATCACCGATCTTTAGCCCGTGCGGCCCCGCGTAGTCGCCAGATATCCCGCCTTGAATGGCCCAGCCCCGCGAGTAGTTGATGATGCGGTTAGTCGGGTAGCCATTCTGAAACGCGAAGGTATGCGCGGCCCGATACGTCGGGAAGTAGTAAATCCCTTTGTGCGTTTTATGTTCCATTGAATCGACCCTCCAGATATTCGATTAGATACTTCGCGTAGGCCACTAGCAACGGATGGCCCTCAAACTCGAATTGCTCGGCCCCGCTTGCAACTGCAGCCCCGTAGGCTTTACGGAGCTTGGCAAGCTTGGCTGGTGTAAACTCTGTCATGTAATGGCCCTCCAAATAGCCCTCAGAACTTGCACTAACCCGTAGCATAACCAGGATAGCAGCAAGACCGCTGCTATCCCGATGGCTACGCCTATGCCTTGAAAGACTAGCTTCATAGACTAGCAGGCACAAACGCCGCGCTGATCTCGTGCGCAGCCCTGTCCCAACGCGAGGCTAGATGTTCGTCCTGGTAGCTAGCTCGGATGTGATCAGCCTTATCGCCTGCGATGGTCGCGAGTAGCTGCACAGTCTCGTACAGCCCGATTGCATCCACTAGCCCCTCTAGCCTCACTTGGTCGCCCTCGCTGGGAACTCGGGCCCGTTTCGGTCCAAAGCTACCGCCCAACATGCCCTCTAAATAGCCTTTGTCTTCGTTAGTCATGTATCACTCCTTCGCGCAGCATTTGCTGCGCATTGCGTCCAAACCAACCCTGAAGCTTGTAAGCCAACCCGCTGGTGTGCAGGTACTGCCAAGCTTCAATAACCTGTTCATCTGACTCTGCATCGATGAACCCTTCGGCTATGCCGACCGCCGTGTAACTGTCCACTACCATTGTCCTCCTATCTTGATTGCTGCAAATGCCAGCGCAAACACCATTGCCGCAAACGGCAATGCCCTAAGCACATCGAATAGCAGGCTTACTACTGTCTCAATGATCGTAAAGCCTGCACCGGGTTTAGACTGGCTCATAGTCCGCCAACCTTCGACAGCACCACTAGCGCAACCAGCACTAGTAGGAATGTCGCTGTATTCAATGTAGATCTCATTCGTCCCTCCTGTTGGTAACTCAGCCCTCTAGTCACTCGGCTATGGGGGACCCCCCTGGCCCCCCATAACCTAGCGTCCTAGCTAGCCTTCGTCGCCCATGTAGCCCCTGGGAGGCGCTACCCATTCGCAATTGTCATAGTCCACCATGTCATCATCAAGGGACTCTGCCAGGTCGGCCGCATCAGCCGACTGTCCCGCGTCAACATGGCTAGGGCCCATGATGCGCAGCAACTCGAACATTGAGAGGCGGATAGGAATGCTCATACGGCACCAATTGAGAAACGAAGCGCACGGGCCGCAGCAGATGCCTGGTGCCGCGTGCTGTAAGCCTTTGCGGTCATGGCTACAATCTTGCCTGCGGCCACAATCGCGCCCCGGTATGCCTTATAGGCCCCGTAGCTAACCTGTACTGATTTGGTCATTGTCTGCTCCTTGTTTGGTAACGGAATCGAATCGACCCGAACAGGGTAGCAAGAGGACAGCAGAATGCGACCTGAAAATCAGTTAGGGGAATCCCCTACAGCATTCAGGGCTTGATGAGCTTGGCTAGCTCGGGATCAGCCATGAGCCGCGCCATGCTAGCGTCCGCCTCTGACTGCCATGTCTCGGGGCTCTTATAGATAGGGGCTGTAGGCGCCGCAGCGGTCGGCAGAGCGTTCCAGGCTTCTCCCCTTACGATTCGGCCAACCTGCCCAACGCCTAGGCCATAGCGCTGCGCTAGCTCGCCTTGCGTAGCGCCTGCTTCGTATTCCTGTCGGAGTGTGATGACTTGCTCGGGCCGTAGCTTGGCGGACCGAATATTGTTGCGTCGAAACCGTGGCATGGTTAGCTCCTCGTGTTGTGGACCTGGCAGTCTACCTGCTCCTCCTCACCCGGTAAAGCGTACGGGGGTTTTTTAGGTAGCTAGGTTAGATGATATATAAGAGAGAGACTAAACCCCCTTTACGAAACTATGTCCCGAGCGCCGTACCGAGGGAGAGATAGGAGCGACGACAGCAGGACAGCATTAGAAGCCATTAGAGCGGCGCAGACTCGACCCTAGGCTACCCTAGCGGCCCCCTTGAGATCTCGGTTTTGACTTTGACTTATCCACAGGGTTATCCACAGGCTAAGTCATTGATTCCATTGAGCTAGCTAGCTGTGGATAAGCTGTGCATAACTCGGTTCCACGTGGAACACCGACGACTAGGCTAGTCTATGGTGCGTAGCACCATCATATATCACGTTGCATTGCAGCTAGTGCGTTGCAGCGTAAGCATGGTGCATTGCGATCACACGTCACTGTGTTGCAGCGCAGCTAGTTGCACTGCGTCAATTGGTGCTATGCGGCAATGGTGCGATGCAAAAAACTAGGCCGGGTGGGGGGAAAACGGCTCACGCGGGTGTCGCGGTCGGAATGCCTTTTCGCGAGTTCGCTCAGCTATCAATTCACACGTCTCTAGACGGCTATCGCACCGCTTTCGGCTGCGCCGAAACCTCTTGACACCCCGCCGACCCAGTGCTA